CGTTTTATTCCGCAATGGCATCTAGTGGTGTGAATACTGATGATGCTGCATACAGTGAAAAAGATACTCTTTCTTTCACCGCCAGGGAGGAAGATCTTGACAAGTCGGTTGCTAAATTCACAGCCAATGTGCTGGAAAAGGAAAAGAAACCTAGAGATGCCAAATCCTAATAGAAGTCTATGGAAAGTATACGTCGTAAATCCAAAGGGTAGTGGAACTGTGCTACTTGATGGTATTTCTGTTGTGGCCGCAACAGAAGCAGAAGCCAGGGAAAAGGTTGGTGTTGGCAAGGTAATTGCCAGTGCAGGACTTGACTATGACCAGGCTGATGTATATGCCGAAAAGGTAGCTGAGTTTGTTCGTCCTCGCAAGGAAACACAAAGGGTTGTTCTAGCCAAAGACCAAGACTCCGAGTAAGCGAAAGAAAGAAATATGGAGGGCTGGTGGCGGTGCCAGCCTTCTGTATTTTCTGAACTACAAAATATGAAAAAGATGTCTTTCATAAGTATGACAGGAAACAAGAAAGCAATTGCGGACGAAGTATTTTCGGTGCTTCCAGAAGATTGCTCTGATCTAATATACATGGAGCCATTTTTCGGAAGTGGCGGTGCATATTGCAACCTTCCAAAAACATTCAAAGAGTATCATTGTTCTGACATATTTCCGTATGTAGTTTCATTTTTGCAACATAAGTATCCTCCTGAAGTTCTATCAGAGTGCTATGATAAAATACAGGAAAAATATGATATCACAAACAATAAAGGTGATTATTATTCTTTCAGAGAATGGTGGAACAAGAAGCCAGAAGATTCGTTCGAAAAAGATTTAGCATTTATTGTTTTGGCAAATTCTTGCATAAATGGAATGCTGCGATTTGGCCCAAATGGATTTAACCAATCATACGGAGGAAGATGTATTAGCAAACAAGAATTCATTTCTTCATATAATTACGTTAGGCCAAATTCTTTCTTTTCTATTCAGGACTTCAGACATGTTGATTATTCAAGAGCCGATGTAATCTACTTTGATCCCCCATATTCTGGGACTGGTGCTATGGGAGGACAAAAAGGAATATACAGCTGGTCGCAAAACGAAGATGAAGATTTATTGGGTCTAATCCGAATAAGCAATAGAGCAAGACAAGGAATTATTCTTTCTACTATTGAAGATTCCTTTTTTCAGCAGAATTTAGCAAACTTCAAGACAATCAAAATCAACAAGAAATACAAGGTCACACCCTGGAAGTTTTCTGCAAAAGACTATCAAGAAATCATTTTAACTAATTTATAGTAAGGGAGAAATTTATGGTACAAAAGGTTATCAAACGAGATGGGCGTATTGTTCGATTTGATAAGAGCAAAATTGTAATAGCTGTTTCCAAAGCTATGCAAGCTTCTGGAAATGTTGATGAGAAAATTGCTCAAGAAATCGCAGATAAGGTAGAGAAGAAATTAACTGCATCAGAAGTTTCAGTTGAGGACATACATGATAAAGTAGAAGATGCACTAATTGAACTAGGAAATCCAATTTTGGCAAAATCATACATTTTGTATAGAGCAAAACGATCTGAGTTGAGAACATTCAAAGACAAGTTGGGGATTTCTGATGATTTGCACTTCGGAATGAATTCTTTATCTCTTCTGGACAAAAGATATTTGAAAACCAGGGATGGTAAAAAAGAAACTCCTTCGCAGCTTTTTCATAGAGTGGCTTTTGCTGTAGCAGAAGCTGAAAGAAAATATGGTGGCGATGTTAACCATTGGGGAAAAGCTTTTCAGAATTTGATGACTACCCAGATGTTTATGCCTTCTACTCCTGTTTTGGCAAATGCAGGATTGAATCAAGAATTAAGCAGCTTCGCATGTTTTGCATTTGAAATACAGGACTCCATGGAAAGTGTTTTGCAAATAGCAAAAGATTCCGGAATGGTTCAAAAAGCTGGTGGTGGGGTTGGCTTGCATCTGTCTAACATTCGACCAGCAGGAGATTCTGTAGCCAGCACAGAAGGAGTTGCAAGTGGCCCTATCTCATTCATGCAAATTTTTGATACCATAACCTCTGTTACTTTGCAAGGCGGATTAAGGCGTGGTGGAAATTTAGGTCTTCTAAAGATCTCACATCCCGATATTTTAGAATTCATTCGCTGCAAAACTGATGAAAATAGACTAAATAATTTCAATATTTCTGTAGCAATAACAGACGATTTTATGGAAGCAGTCCACAGAAAAGAAAATTTCAGTCTAATCAATCCTAGAAATGGCCGAAAAGCCAGGGAAATAGACGCAAACATGCTGTTCAGCATATTGGTTGAATCAGCATACCGAAATGGAGAACCAGGAATTGTTTTCTGGGATAGAGTTCAAAAGGATAATTCCACCCCAACAAAAGGAAATCTCATTCTCAACTTATGTGGCGAACAGCCGCTTCTACCTTCCTCCGCATGTGACTTGGGGTCAATAAATCTTTCCAAATTTGTAGAAAATAAGAGAATTGTGTATCCATCTTTGAGAAAAGTTGTACATAGTGCTGTTAGATTTTTGGACAATGTGCTAGATGTTTCATACTATCCTCTTGAGGAAATCAAGAAAAACTGTCTCGCAGACAGAAGAATTGGCCTTGGGATTATGGGTTTCGCAGATGCCTTATTTTTGATGGAGATTCCTTATGCTTCGGATGAAGCGATCAAAGTAGCCGAAGAAATTATGTCATTTATTTATTCTGAGTCCCAAAAAGCTTCTGCTAAACTTGCGGAGGAAAGAGGAAGTTTTCCTGATATAGAAATGTCTACAATAAAATCCCCTCGACGTAATGCAGCATTATGCACACTGGCACCTACTGGAAGCATATCTATAATAAGCGAATGTCTTGCAGGAGACACCGAAATCAATACTTTGAATGGTCGTTTCAAAATCAAAGATTTGGTCGGGACCAATCCTTTTGTTTATTCTTTCAAGGATGGAAAACCTACTATAGCAAAAGCTGCAAAAGTTTGGATGTCAAAACCCAATGTGCCAGTTATCAAAATAGTGTTTGATGATGACACTTCCATAGTTTGCACTCCAGATCACCTAATTATGAAACCTGATGGGTCATACAAGAAGGCTACTGAAATGAAGATAGGTGAGTCTGTAATGGCATTTTACAAACATATGAACAGTTTGGGTCGCATAGGAATAGGCATCACAAACAAAGGATTTTGTTCTGAACAGCGTATAGTAGCTGAATACAACATTGGTAGAAAAATGAATAAAAATGAATGTGCCCATCATATCGATGGTAACAAATTAAATAATAACCCTAACAACATTCAAGTGCTGACTAATAGCGAACATGCAAAAATTCAAGGCAGAAATGGGGCTATTTGGGCCAAAGAGCATATCACAGGAAAAACCTTTGATGAACTTTTTGGAAAAGAAAGAGCATCTGAAATTAAATCCAGTATGAAACACATTCCTTGGAACAAGGGAAGGCCCTGGTCAAGCGAAGAGAGAGAAAAAATCTCTGAAAGAACAAAAATAGGAATGGCGCAACCCAAAGCAAGACAGAAATTTGAAATTGGAATGGCAAATAGACGCAGAATACCTAAATTTTGTGAGATTTGTGGTTCTGAATTGGGGAGATATGCTAATCGTTTCTGCTCTCACAAGTGTTACGGAACTGCTTGGCGTAATGGAAAAGTGCGATTGTCTAATCACAGAGTAAAAGAAATCATTTTTAATTATGATATAATAGATGTATATGATATGGAGATCCCAGAAACACACAACTTTGTGGCTAACAATGTTTTTGTTCATAATTGCTCTGGAGGCATTGAGCCTAATTATGGAATTGTTTTCCAGAGGACGAATATTTTGAACAACCAAACTCTTTTTGAAGTAAATCCTGTATTCGAAAGTATCGCGAAAAGAGAAGGCTGGCACGATAAGGGATTGGTGAGTAGAATTATTCAAAATAATGGTAGTGTGAAAAATCTATCAGGAATACCAGAGAAGTGGCAAAAAGTATTTGCAACAGCATTGGATATTTCTCCGGAATGGCATATAAAGATGCAAGCTGCATTTCAAAGAAACATCGATAATGCATGTTCAAAAACAATCAATATGCCAAATGAAGCTATTGTAGAGGATGTGAAGAATGCTATTTTTCTAGCGTATGATTTAGGACTGAAGGGATTTACTGTGTTTCGTGATGGAAGTCGTTCAAAGCAAGTTTTGGACACGAAATGTATAGAATGCGAAGACGGTATTTGCCCCCTACCAGAAAAAGAGTAAAAATGATTTCTATTTATGATGTTTCTGGTTCTCTGGTGATAAACTATAAATCCAGGGAATGGTGCAAAATTCCATATCCTGGACATTCCAAAGGGTGTCCCAATTATGGGATGTCTAAAAATTGTCCTCCGATAGTCCCAAGAGTTGAAGAATGTTTCGATTTGCAAAAACCACACTATTTTGTAGTTTCCACATTTGATTTAGGATCGCATATAAAGAAAATGAAATCTTTACATCCTAATTGGAGTGATTCACAAGCAAGATGCGTTCTGTATTGGCAAAATGGTGTTAGGAAAAATCTAAAAGAATCAGTATATAATAACTTTGGAAAGGATGTTTTCTTTACACTTTTGCCAGAAGCAATGGGAGTCAACGTGTTTTCTACCCTTGATAAACTAGGAATCAAGTTTGAAAGAAAGCCTCAAGAAACTGTCACCAAGGTGGCCCTAGTTGGGGAAAAGATATGAAAGAGCTTACACTAGAAATAACTAACAAATGTTATTCAAACTGCAAATGGTGTAGTGTTTCTGCTACTGAAAATGGTGAACATATGCCACTTAAAGATTGTTTAGTTGCTTTGAGGAAGCATAGAAAACAATGTGGTGTGGCGAGAATTTCCGGAGGAGAGCCAACTCTTCACCCAGATTTAGGTAGCATCCTATCAGAAGCTCGAAATTTGGGATACAGAGTTGTATTGATGACAAACGGGCAATATGATATAATACGTGATTCAGGACAAATAGATGAGATAATTGTATCGGTTTTGAATTTCAGTTCTATACAAGCCGCTAACATGTATTTGAGTGATAGTCATAAAGTTAGTTTACATGTAGTCAATGCTAAAGGAAATGAACAAAGAGTTCATGATGCTATTTTATTCTCTATTAGGACAAATACACCAGTTCATATTTTGAAGCTTCAAAAACAAGGAAGAGGAATCAATTGTGAAGATTCAAAGTTGGTTTCTTGGACTGGAGAAAACAGATGTGCTAAAGATGATAAAATAACAGTGTCCTGGGAAGGAAAAGAGTTTTCTTGCTCTGCTTTGAGGAACGGAAAAAATGTCTGTGAAGTTAATTGTTTTGGAGAGTAAACGATGAATAAATTTTTTGGCCCACATTTATATGATTGGTACTTCAATTTTAATTGGTATTCAGTAGCAAACACCGTTCACAACCTCAAAGAGCTTTTTTGGTACTATCCAAAAGAAGTCATAAAAAGAGGGACAAAAGGATATTCTCACAGAGATTTATGGTCTTTTGACGCATATTTGCTGCAAGTCCTTCACAATGGAATGAAAGAACTAAAAAGAATAAAACATGGCTACCCATGCGACTGTGAAAAGCCTTGGGACAATAATAGAGATTGTCAATGTGAAAGAAAATTTGATGAAGCACTGGACAAAATGGTTGAAGGCATGGAAGCAGGAAGAAGAATCATAGATTTGGATTACAGAGAGACATATGATTCCTCCTGGGAGGAAAAAATCAAAGAAGACAAGAAAATATTTGATGAAGCAATGGATTTGTTCAAAGAATACTTTTTTGCTTTATGGGATTGAAATCTCCAAAGATTACAGTATCATCGCTAGAGAGAGATTGAATAAGGAGGCAGAATGAGTAGTTCAACCTATAGGAAGCCTTGTTGGATAGACCAAATAGATTGCACAGAGTTAGAAAGTGAATGTAGAGAATGTGGGAGGTTCTTTTTGAAGTTCGCAAAAATTGTTTATTGCAGCAAAGAAGAATGTCTTTGGCGGAAAGAAGTTCCTTTTGAAACAGAAGTTAGGACTGCTGGCCAAGGAAAAAGGTTTTTTGAAGATTCTGGTAAGTATAATGGGGTTTGCTCTAGGAACGAAATTGCCATTAACAGCAGAGAGATTAGAACAAATTTAGCGGATTATTCTCTTGCAGAATGTCCCTTTGCGACCCAAAAAACTAGCCCTAATGTGAACATGGCTAATTTTCCAAAGTGGTGAAAAAGGGAAAAGTGAAATGTTTCATCCAATGAGAAGATGGTTCGAAAACAATGCAAAATACGCTAGAGTTGGACTAGCAGAAAGGAATAATGCATATTTTGTTACCAAAGGATCTATAGTTCAGCCAATATCTTATATGACAATTAAAAGCTATCCATCCTTGGTAGAAAATTGGAAAACTCTTGATGATGACCCAAATCGTTTGTGCTATTGGATGGTTAGGAATGGATGGTATAAATATCCTGTTCTTTTTCTTTGGAGATTGAATACATCTATGGGATATTTTCTTCTGGGGATTAAATATTCTTGGCTATCTTTATTTGGAAAAATGCATAGTGGGTAGGAAAAAAGGCACTCTAAAAAGCGGCCTAAAAAAGACCACAGGGAAAGGTGTAGCTTATCCTCCTGTAGCAATTATGATCGCTAGAGACATGTTTATTCAAGGAGAAAGATATGAGGATATTTCTCAAAAGATAAATGACACAATTGGAAGAAAACCCTCAATTCCTTTAATCTCCAAATGGGCAAAAGAATATGATTGGCAAAATGCAAAAATAGAAGCAATTGGAAGGGCAGTTCTGGCTAATGATAATCAAAATCTTGGTGTCATTTCCAAGGACATAAATGAACAAGTAACTGCATACAAGCAAGTTCTTGTAATGGGACTTCAAGAATTGGTTAAACAAGGAGCCTCTTCTAGAAGTATGGAAGGTGCTTCTGAAATGATTGACAGAGCAATAAAAGGATTGCGAGCAATAGATAGTGGAGTAGTGCAATTCAAATTCCTTGAGATGGTTTTTCGTGTTTTGAAGGAAGAAATTGGGGATCCTTCGGTGCTTTCAAAGGTGGCAATTAGATTAAAATCATACGTAGCAGAGCAAATGGGAATTTCAGCACAATGAAATACAGAGAAAAACATTACTATTCAAAAGTTCCCCCTTTGGGAATGGTAGAGAACAACATAATGGTTTCTCCAGATGAAGGATCTTGCTTTATCTGTAAGGAATTTACAAATTTTGTTGAAATAAACTTTGAATGCTATCTTTGTAGTGAAGAATGTTCAGAGAAATTATGGCAACAATATTGTACTGATTGCGCAGGATGTCCAGAATATTGTCAGCAAGAAGAAACAACAAATACATTATGCTCAAAATGCATGAAGACAACTACAAAAATTCAATCTGAAGAATTACAAGAAACTTCTTCTGGAGTTTTTATGAAAGTGTCAATAGAAACATGCCAAGAATGCGGAGATGTGGTAATGAGAGATTGGTATTTTCTTAATGGCCTTGAAAAGCCTTCGGAGGAAAAAGTTGAACAAAATAATTGATCTTAAGACTTGGCCAGAATATTTCAAGGCAGTTTGTGACGGAACCAAAAAATTTGAGTACCGAAAGAATGATAGGGATTTCAAAGTAGGCGATGTTTTAATTCTACAAGAATTTGACCCGAAAACAGAAAAATATACTGGAGGAATGATAGCAAAAAGGGTAACATACATTCTTGAAAGTCCTTATTTCGGACTTCCTGATGGGTATTGCATTCTTTCAATAACGGATGTCAATGAGAGATCCTAATAGAATTTCTAGGATAATAAAAAAATTTGAGGCGTTCTGGATTCAACATCCAGATTTAAGGTTTTGTCAACTTACTTCTAATGTTGGGTTTGACATAGCAAAAAGCATGGACATTTTCTATGTTGAAGATGATAAATTTGAAAAGATGATAGATGAGTATTTAGGGTGTGATTGTGAAGATAAATTGTATCAAGGCTAAAAATAAGTTGAAATAGGAAAGTATGTCTAAAAAATTAAAGAAACACAAATGTATTTGGGACTGGACATTTGGTGTTCATAAAGATTGGATGTACTTATATTGCAGCAAGGGAAATCACTATCACAGGATAAAAACCACAGGAAAAAGAGAAGAGGAAAATTTAGATGATGTTTCTCCAGAAGTCAGACTATTTTTCAAACAAGAATTTGCTAAAAGGCCTCCCTGCAAAGTAATAGTATTTGATAAAGAAACAAATGGATTCAAGGCTAAATAATTATGCCTAAAGATTTTTCTATACCAGAAGCAATTTCTCAATTGGCTAGAATGATAGAAGAAGATTCGAAAGAAACACTATCAGAAAAACTAATGGAGAAATACAGAGAAAATCCTGTTCTTTTTTGCGAAGAAGTTCTAGGTGTAACAATCTGGGACAAGCAAAAAGAAATTATGAACAGCGTCAAAGACAATAGCAGAACCACAGTAAGAAGTTGTCACTCAATAGGCAAATCTTTCATTGCTGCTTGCACTGTATTGTGGTTTTTGAAATCATTTCGTCCTTCGACTGTAATTACAACAGCACCTACTGATAGACAGGTTAAAGGGGTTTTGTGGCAGGAAATAGCCTCCATATACCATAATTCCAAAGAACCTATTGGCGGAAGATTGCTTACACAAAACTTAACTATGAGCAACACTGAAAAATGGTTCGCAATGGGTTTTACCGCAAGAGAATACTCTTCAGATAGATTCCAGGGTTTCCACAATGAAAATATTCTAATCATTGCTGACGAGGCTTCTGGTATTTCTAAAAATATCTTTGAAGGAATTGAAGGTCTTTTATCTTCTGGAAATGCAAAACTTCTCCTTATCGGAAACCCAATAGACAAAGCCTCTGTTTTTGGAGATTCTTTCAAATCTGCTTCTCCGTATAACAAAATACACATTTCTGCTTTTGATACTCCAAATCTAAAGACAGGGAAAGTTGTTCTTCCTTATCTTGTTTCAAAACAATGGGTTGAAGACAAAAAGAAAGAATGGGGCGAAGATAGCCCATTGTATCAAGTTAGAATTTTAGGAAATTTTCCAGATCAAGCTGAGGACTCTCTTATTTCGCTTACATGGATAGAAAATGCCATCAATAGAGACATAGAACCAAATGGTGACAGAGTCATTGGGCTCGATATTTCTAGATTCGGGAGTGATGAAACTATTGCTACTGTAAGAGATGGTGGAAAAACGGAAGGAATTATTGCTTGGAGTAAACAGGATACCATGTATGCCGCAAGAAGACTGGGATTGATGATGAAAGATTTGAATATCGGAGTTTCCAATATTGATGAAGGGGCAATGGGGGCAGGTTCTGTAGACAGACTGAAAGAACAAGGATACAACGTCAAAGGAATAAATTTTGGAGAGAGAGCCAATAGATCAGATACTTTTATCAATATCCGAGCAGAAATGTATTGGCATTTGCGAGAACTTTTCAGAAATGGTCAAATTTCAATCCCAGATGATACAATATTAGCAGATGAGCTTTCTAAAATCAAATACAAGTTTAATTCTTCTGGGAAAATACAGATAGAAAGTAAGGAAGAGATCAAAGAAAGAATAGGCAGAAGCCCAGACAGAGCGGACTCTCTTGCTTTATGCTTTATGGATCCCGTTTCTTCTACCGAAACAATTGGCACAGTAGGCTCACTTTTTGAAAATAATGACGCTAGAGACCCTATAATAGAAGGTAGACTTACAGGATTTGATAGAAAAGAAGTATATACAAATTGTCCCAGATGTGGCTTAAAGTCTTGTTTAATAATGGAAAATGAAATCTTTAGGTGCTTTAACTGTGGGACAGATTATGATAAAGAAGGACAACCAATTAGGCTGAAAAGTTCTTTGGCTGATGCATTAAACAGGATAGAAAGATGGAGGAGATAGATTGGAAAAAGTGAAATATTTGATTTTTCCCAGAATAAATTTTACGGAAGAAGACAGTAAGAAAAGAATTTTTTATGCCTTTTCACAAGATATAAAATCTTGGAAAGAATTGATTCAAGATAGAAACAGATATGAAATAGTAACGGAGGTAACAAGTGCCTGAAAGCTCAATAACAGGATTATTCAAGGATAAGCTAGAAAGATATGCTGCTGTATATACACAAGAAACAGGGCTGTGGAGAATATGCGACAGATGGCATGAAGATCTGCTTAAATACGGGGACATAGAAAACGATGAAATTCCCGATTCCTCTCCTGCGATAACTCTAATTCCAGATATGGCTTTTACTGCTTTGATAAACGAAGCAAAAAGAATTGGCATTGCACAAAGGTATATAGCATCTATTCCTGATCCGAAAAATGGGGAAGCAGAAGCAGCTGCAACAGGAAAAATCATGTTAATGGAAAAAAGAATTGCAGAATTAGAGCAGCAGTTAAGAGAAAAAGAATCTACTCCTATTTTTACAGAGCAATATCACACCAGAAAACAAGCGATGGAAACTGTTTTGAAACTTGCAGGGATGGCAGAAGTCAACAAGTAACTTTATAATCCCCAGGAGGAAAAGATGGAAATATCAGAAGAACGTCTGAGAGAAATCATCAGAGAAGAATTGATAAAACATGACAGAATGAAGGAAGTTAATGATCCTGTTTGGAATCCACCTTCATATTTCCCAAATCCTATTCGTGAAACTCCATGGATTCCAGATCCTCCAAACATATGGGTCATTCCACCTATTTTTAGTTGGGATTCAACTTCTAATGCAAACTTTAGCAAAGAACAATAAGACAAACAATGAAACTTTCCAAGTATATTCCTGAAGCACATAATGCAATAAAGCAAAATTGGGATATGTCCCAGAAACTCCAACAATTTGATTATCTATCAAAGGCAGTAGGTTCTGGTGTTACAGGACAAACTGCATCTTCGCCATCTTTCGGGATGGATTATGTTGTCAATTCCTGGGTTCGGCAGCAATCCGCATACCGAAAGAGGATGATTCTTGACCTTATACAATTGGCAAGCAATGTTGCTGAACTTGCAGGGCCAATAAATGTCCTTGTAAATGAAGTGTTTCGAAAGGGTTTTGAGATTCTTCCTGCATTTGCACAAAAATGCAATCAATGCGGCCAAGAATTAGAAAGGAAATCAGACAAGTGCCCAGAATGTGATTCAGAAGATTTGAAAGAACCAGATGAATCACAGCTAAAGCAAATCAAAACATTCCAAAATGACGCAAATGCATTTGACCAATCTCTAGAGGAAGTACTGCGACAAATATTTGTAGACATCAATATGGTAGATGATGGCTTCCTTTATGTCATCAAAAGATACAAAAACAATGAAGATGCTATTGTTTCTAAACCTCTAGAAATCAGAAGAATTCATCCTGCTTCTATTGAGTGGGACTTGAATGGAGAAGGAATTCCTAAAGCAAATCATTGGTTCTGTTATATTCACAGAATGAGTGATTCTGGACAACAATTAGTTCTCTCAAGTCCAGGAAAATGCACCGTTGATGTAGAAGGACAACCTTGCGGACTTGAACTAGAACCTGCAATGTTTAAGTTTGACAACAGAGGAAGCATTCTATATCTTTCTGGTGCAGAAGTTTGCAAAGTTAGCAAGTTTTATCCAGGTGAACTTTACGGTTTCAGCCCTATACTTACTGTATTTGAGAAGACTCTAGCTTTAACTGGGATGGACAAATGTTATGATGGCCAAACAGAAGTTTTAACTAAAAATGGATGGAAATTTTTCAAAGATACAAATTCAGATGACGAGTATGCCACATTAAACAAGCAGCATATTGTAGAGTATCAAAAACCAACAAATGTTCAGAAATTTTTTCATATCGGAAAAATGTATCACATAGAAACTAAAAATGTAGATTTATTAGTTACCCCGCACCACAGAATGTATATCAGTGATGACGGGGGAAAAACATTTCATATCGAAGAAGCACAAAATATCATAGGAAAGCCAGTTAAGTATTTGCGGGCCAGTTCAAAAGGAAGACCATTAAAGAGACTTTCTAACGCAAACAAAGAATATCCGGAAGATAGATGGGAAAACTACAACGGCATTGTATATTGTGTAGAAGTACCGAACACTCTTCTGTGTGTAAGAAGAAATGGGAAAACTGTATGGTCTGGAAACACGCTTTTTCGTCACTTTTTTGAGCGTAAAACTCCTCCTGCTATCTTGATGGTTCATACAGATGATGTAGAAGGTCTTCGCAGAGAAAAATTGAATGCCCAAAGAATGGCAAAAGAAAACCCTGATGATATTCCTTGGGTAGGAGTTTCTGCAAGACAAGGAACAAGAGGAAGAACAGAGTTTGTAAAGTTGTTTCCTACTCTTGCAGAATATGAATTTACACAGCAAAAAACAGACATCAGAGAAAGAATTGCCGCCATGTGGGGAGTTTCCCCATTATGGCAAGGTTCTCTAGAATCCTCTGGTGGACTTTCTACACAGACTCAACAGTTAGTAGTTACCTCTCGTGTCGTAGAAAAAGACCAAAGAATTCTCAACGAAAAACTATTTCCCTTTATCTGCAAAGCATTTGGCATAACAGACTGGAAGCTTGTTATGAAGCAACCAGAAGAAAAAGCAGAGCAAACTAGACTTACATTTATGCAGCAAAGAATTTCTGCTGCAAATATGCTAAACCAAATGGGATTTGATGTTGTTCTGATGAGTGATTCTGATGTAATAGATGATGTTCAGTTCAAAGTTTCTGGAAAGCCCAATAAGCCACAAGCATTTGGTGGAATGGGCGGATTTCCTCCTAGTGGAGGATTAGGTGGCGGAATACCAGGACAAGAACCTGGTGGTGATGAAGGGGGAGCTTCTGAAGAAGGAGATGGAGGAATCCCCAATCAAGGAGAACCACCTTCAGAAGCAGGAAATGAAGCATTTGGTGGCACACAAGAAGAAAACCCTTTTGCAGCTGCACAAGATAAAATGTGGATAGGCCAGCTACACAAAGCTGGGTATTGCGTGGAACAAATGGGTAGATTTGAAATCACAGAAAGGGGAATGGTAAATTTTGAATTCATGAGCAATGGAGAAAGATACTTGGCAAAATTTACTCCTCCAGATGGAAAACTGTTGCGAGTAGACCAAAAACCACTAAAGAACCCAGACAAAAAAGGACATGTTGCTCAGAAAATTGCGCAAGATAGCGACACTTTTGTTTCCGCACCAATAGGAGAAGATGATGAAGATGAAGCTTGAAAATGAATGCAACCACAAAAAACTTTTTAGTGCAATGGGTCTTAAACAAGACAAGGTTGTAATATTTCAAGTACAAATTTGCAAAGATTGTGGTGAAATTTTGAATGAACAGCCCCTTTCTTTGCTAACTACCTATGGTTTCCATCACAATTAGGAGAAGACGATGAAGAGCTTTAATGAATTGAAAGATGAATTTGATAAGAGAGTTTCTTGGCTGCAAAAACACTGCAAACATGAAAAATCTAGTTGGATGATAAGCGAATGGGCCCCAGGACATTATAACGGGGAAGTATTGGTTTGTTTGTTTTGCAACAAAGTTATTGACAAACGATTTCTTTTGGACTCTCTGGTCTCTATAACTACTACTACATATTCTCCAGACGTAACAGATATAATTTATGTGAATACATAACATGAAAAACATTAAGAAAGAATCTTTAGGAACAGGAGCTTCAACTTTTTCTCCAACTTTTGGACCAGAAAGCACAAAAGAAAAGAAAAAGAAAAGCAAAATTAGCCAACTTAATCAATTGCTAAAAGAAAGGTTGCAAAAGCCTATTGTAATTGATGTGGACGGAGATGACAAAAACGCCAATTGGTTACATTCATCTAGAAAGAAAACAGAAAAAGAGTCCTAAAAAATGGATTTTTCTTCTGACAGTTTCTATGATGCTATTGATTCTTCTATCCAAAAATCTGGTTTGATCCTGACGGGACAATTTCCTAAAGGCACAAAAGTCCTTGGAAAACAAATAGAGCAGAGGCTGTATTCTGGACTGCAAAAAAGATTGTGGAATGCTCTGAAGGAAGTAGATGAAAGCCAGTTTCAATATGAAGTTTCCCAGAAGCTGGAAAATGCCATTGATGCTTGGCGAAGAAGAATGTATGAAGGCGTGGAAGAAACAGATAAAGAGCTTCTTCGTAGGGGATTTTATGCTGGGCTGGCAGAATCAAATGCAAAGCCAAATATGGAAGATTTTGAACAAAGATTAGAAATAATGGTGAATGATCCCAATAGAATGGAGCCAAAATTCCAAGAACTACGAAAAGAAGTACTCAATAGGATACAAAAAATCATTGCAAACTCATATAATATCAATAATACACTGAATAAAGAGCAACTTGAGAATGAAATTGTTGACTATTTGGAGAAAGTGCGAAATAGATTGCAGCTTATAACAAGAACAGAAGTAGGATCTTTTTCGACCGCTGGAAAATTGATTGCTTGGTCTTTGGATCCAGATAGATACAAATATGATTATTTTTGGAACAATTTTCCTTCTCCTACTTCCAAATACATCTCAATATGGAGAAACAACCAAAACCCGATGGCGTGGCCCGAAATTCTATTTATGTGGCAACACCAATCTCAAGACTTCGGAAAACCAGTAGGAATTCAACATGATTTTTACAATCAAAAGTGCGGGATCTCTAGAAGTAATTCTATGAATGAGGTCGAAAACAAAACAAATAGATGGAAAGGAGTTCCTGGATTTTTTAAGACAATGGATTTGGGCATAGAAGATGAATAAAAGGAGTAATGTACAAATTGGGTAGTAGATTAATCCCTGAACGTGGTACTGATGAATGGAACATCTTGGCAAAAGAATGGCTAAATGGTTCTTTAGAAGAACGAAAAGAGATGGCTTGTAGACTGGGATACTCAAAGCCCGAATATCTAGGGCGAAATTTTAGGGGGTTTACAGCAAAAAGCGGATCCAATTTCCTCAATACTCTGTCTGATATAAAAAATGAAGAAAAAATACTAGAAAGAATATTGAGTGAAAAGATCAATGCGATTCCTAACCTAAACATTCATCCGATCAAACAAGAATCGCATAATAGCGAAGAAGCCCAAGTTTTGCTTTTCTCAGATACTCAGGTTGGAATAAAGACAAGCTCTTACAATAGTTTGGTATTCAAAAATAGAATGAATCAAATGACAAATAAAGTTATCAGAATAGGAGACTTACGACGTAACTTCCATGAAATAAAAACATTACATGTTTTTTGTCTAGGAGACATGGTTCACGGAGAACGTATAGCAAAACAAATCAATTTAGAGGAGTTCGAGGGGCCTGCCCATTGGCAAATTTCTGAAGTTTTTGTACCAGAATTTTGCGAAGCTCTTTTGAATTTAAGTCCACATTATGAAAAAATCATCGTTCATGGGATTGAAGGGAACCATGGTTGGCCCGCAGGGAAAGAGTCTTCGTACGGGACGAATTGGGATTTATTCGCATATCAACTGACCCAAGCTTGGTTGTCAAATTACAAAAATATAGAATTTGACTGCCAAAGAGATAGTTTTTACAAAATAGTTGATGTTATGGGGCATAATTTCTTACTCACACATGGAGACAGTATTCCTTGTACAAATTCTTTGCCCTTCTATGGGGTAACAACTAGAAGTTTGCGTTGGAAGAATTCCATAGGATTATCAAAGAACGATATTTGTGAAATGTTAGGAAATTTTCAAGAAGGAAAAGTAAGAAAGGAAGATATTGTTGCCAAATTATTTTCCAACCCATTTTCTTATGTGTGTATGGGACACTTCCACACTCCTACATATTTAACGTTCAATGATGTCAACATATTCATGAATGGTTCTTTTCTTACAGGCGATGAGTATTCCCACAAAAAAATGGGTTTTGCTTGTCCTGCTGAGCAGTGGTCATTTTCTGTTCACAAAGACAGACTTACATCTATGGATTTAATTTATTTGGAATAAAATGTAGTTATGAAAGAAATACATATTCCTTGGAACAAAGGTAGAAAATGCTCTGAAGAAGAGGTAAATAAGTGGTATCCTAGAGAAATATGATTCGAAAAGAAATTCTCCAAGGAATCGAAAAAAGTATCAGAGATGTTGTTGAAGAAACATATCAACAAGCGCAGCTTCTCGCACCCATAAAAACTGGAGCATTGAGAGAAAGTGCTTACACAAAACATCATCTTGGATATTCTGAGACTGGATTTGAAGAACCATATAGCGCAACTCAAGAATTCGGCGTCGAAAAAGACATTCCTATAACAGGAACTCAGACAACAAAGAATGGGAGGAAATACGTAAATAAAAGGCTAATTTTCATTCCAGGAGTAGGATTCAGAGTAATTGACAAAATCAAGGCCAGACCAGGGAAATTTTTTCTTACCAGTGCAACGGTATCAGCTTTTGGAAGTTTTTTTAGCATATTGAAAAGGAATTTGGGAGGAAGATAGAATGGTAGAAGACAATGCTCAGGCTATACAAGCAACTGAAACAATGAAGGCATTCTCTCATTTCGTTGGTAGTATTTTGACTCTTGCGGAAAGTTCTCCTGTGGATGATGAGAGATTGGTGAAATGGAAAAGACTGATGGAAAAAACAATATATGCTTCCAGAAATGAAATGATGGATGGTAGAAATGCAAGCATTGTAGATGATTTGGCGACAAGAATCAACACAATTTCTTCTATTCCACTCACGAATCAACAAGATTTAACGGCATTTTCGAATGCTGTTTCGATGTTTGCAGATGACCTGAAGAAAGAATTGAATCTAGGAGTAAAGTAAGATGATGAAGATGATTCAGCGGCCAAAGGGAACTCAAGACAACAAGTACTATGCTTCTATTTATGAATATTTCTTGGAACAAAAAAGAACTATTTTCTTTTACTCTGTAATGACGGGCTTCCCTATGCGACAAGATCAGTTTGCAAGTTGGGTTGCCAGAGACCATATGCTTGCTTTGGACACTATTTCTGATGAGCCTATTACTCTTATAATAGACAGTGGTGGGGGAGAGCTAGATGACTGCTTTGCTCTCCACGATACCATAAAGATGCTTCGCTCTCCTGTTTATACTGTTGGGCTTTTTGCTTGCTCTGCTGCTGTGGCCATTCTATCAGCAGGACAAAAAGGAAAGAGATTTATCATTCCGAATGGCAGGGTGATGATGCATTTAATCTCTGGCGGAACAGAAGGTGATGTAAAAGAGCTCAAGAAACAGCAAAAAGAAATAGAGCGCCTTGAGGAAAGATATATAGGCATTTTGATGAATAATGGGATCACTAGAGATAGAAAACAGCTTGACAAAGACATTGATAGAGAATTTTGGCTTTCTCCGAAAGAAGCAGTAGATTATGGTATTGTAGACCAAATTGTAGAGAGTGACTGGCAAAAAACAATTTGGGGATAATTTCCAATTGGGAAAATTACAAGAATTTCTGGAATTAAACAAATCTAATCTCATTCCCAAAAAGATTCACGAAGAAGTACATCGTGGAGGAAAAGTATTTCCTCGTGAAAGAACTGTGATGGTGAACCCAGAAGAAAAAGAAAAATTTTCCTTACCATATTCAAGATCTACAAGAAAGCAAATTGAAAAAGAATTGATAATTGCATATAATGCTTTGCTTGAAAAAGAAAAGGTTGTTATTAATGACTATCAGATAAACGGGTATAAAGAAATAAATAGATCTTTGAGAAACAAAAATATAAAATTAACTGCCGCACCATATACAATAGGATCATTGGCGTACAAAATTGATGTGATGGACAAAGCAATTTCAAAAAGTATTCTACCATTCAGTATCACATGCTTTAGAGCTATAAATGTTAGCTTTCCAAAAGGAACTTTTGTAGACAGAGGATTTGTTTCTACATCCCTAAATAGTCGGATACAGGAATTGGAATTTGACGATTATAAAACTATTGCAATAAAAATACCAAAAGGAGCCTCAGCACTTCATGTACCTGATACTGTAACCGAATCAGACGAAGAAGAGGTGATCATACCAAGAAATTCGATTTTTAAGTGGGTAGCAGATCAAAATGGGGTGCCTGTATATCAGTGGACAGGGATAATGAATGAATAAATTTGCTTGGGAGAAAGAGGATATTTATTTTTTAGGCGGATTAGAAAAATTTCTTCTTTCTATTCCAGGAAGCTCTATTTTAGAAATAAAACAATCAGACTCATTGGAAGTGCTTCAAAAATCTACTTCTTCTATTTGTGATATAGAATTAGGAAACAAGCTTCCGTATGAGGATGATGAATTTGATTCTGTGTTTTCGTACAATGTTCTTCGAAATATGGACAACCAAGAGAAAATCATCAGAGATAGTTGTAGAATAGCAAAACAATTTGTTGCCCATATTTTCCCATTGAAAGAAAACCAAACAATAGAAGATATAAAAAAAAGTTATCCTGATTTTGTTTGTGAGAAGTTTCCTGATAATGATATGATTGTCTTATACAAGGGAAATTTTTCACAAGAAGATGACTAACCCCAATTTAGTTCCCAAGAAAATACATGAGGTAGTTCACAGAGGAGGAACTACTTTTGAGAGAGATCGTGTTATCATGGTCTCTTCAGAAGAAGAAACCTCTCCCTTATTTTTTCAACATCCAGATTTTGAAAGAATAACATCCACACTTACAAAATATGGAACACCATATCTTGTCGGTGGTAGTGTGCGGGATGCTCTTCTAGGAAAAGCAGTAAAAGATTTTGATATCGAAGTTTATGATATTCCAAAAGAAAGACTTGGAGAAATAGTAGAAGAACTGGGTGGAAAAAGTGAACAAGTAGGAAAGCAATTTGGTGTATTCAAAATAGGAACCGATTTTGATATTTCCTTGCCTCGAAAAGAAAAGAAGATAGGGGAGAAACACACCGATTTCGAAGTAGAGTCAGATCCTTATTTGGACACAGAAACGGCTGCAAAAAGACGTGATTTTTCCATAAACTCAATTTATTACGATCTAGAAAAAAAGAAGATCCTGGATCATTTTGGCGGGATAAAAGATCTAAAAAATGGTGTTATTCGTCACGTAAATGATAAAACATTTCAGGAAGATTCACTGAGGGTGTATTGTGCAGCACAATTTGCTGCCCGCTTTGGTTTTTCTATTGCTCCAGAAACAGTAGATTTAGCTTCTACAATAGATTTGTCACATCTTCCGTCTGAAAGAATCTTTGAGGAATTCAAAAAGCTTCTTCTTCGTTCAAAAAAGCCGTCTATTGGATTAGAAGCTCTTGATGATATGGATGTGCTGAAGAGATATTGGCCAGAAATTTTCGTGCTGAAAACTACAAAACAACGGGGAGACTTTCATTTTGAAGGTTCTGTATACAACCATATTCGTATGGTTATGGACAAGTCTGCTGAAATCATCAAAAAATATGATAATGAGAAAGACAAGCTTGCTTTAATGCTTGCTTCTATTGCACACGATTTCGGAAAACCTGATGCTACAAAAGAAGAAGATGGAAAAATCACTCAACATGGTCATGAAGAATTAGGAATAGATCCAACTAAAAAATTCCTATCAAGACTTACAAATAATGAAGAAATAGTTGAAAGGGTTCTTTTCCTAGTAGCAAATCATGGCATTCCGACTGCCTTTTGGAGACAAAAAGTTCCAGAATCTGCCTTCAAAAGACTAATCAACAAACATGGAATAGACAAACTCAACCTTCTTGCTGACTTTTCTGAAGCAGATACTACTGGAAGATTACATCGAAAAGAAGATGGGGAGCCAGAACCTGCTTCAAGAAATGAAAGCTCATGGTTTAGAGATAAGCTTCAAGAAGTTAAAGGCAAGATTGGAGTAATGACTTCTGAAGGCAAAATTCCTCCGCTTGTTACAGGTGACGATCTTATTTCTATAGGACTTCCTCCGAGCAAAATGATGGGCAAAGTCATAAAAGAGATTAGAGAAAAGCAAGAGGAAGGAGAATTTTCTACTCCAGACCAAGCATTGCAATATGTAAAAGATAACTATTCTGAGTATCTTTCAAAGTCAGATTTAACAAAAGCCTACAGCAGAAGCAAATGCATGAAATGCAGCATGTCACCCACAGTAGAATTTCTTTGGGCCGAAGCGATGGCCACAGCCCATTTTTGTACTCCCCACGGAAATGCCTTTAGAAAAGAAAAAGAAGCTGATGATGACATTGTTTCCGAAAGAGAACTAAAGTATGGCCTTGCTTCTAAAAAATGGTCTGAAGGGCCACCTACAAAGAAAGAAGCAGAAGAATACTTCGGGGATGATTTTGAGAAGGCTAGGGTTGCATATCATCAGCATGATGGCTGGCAAGAACACCCTGTTGCCGTAGAACACCATCAAGAATATTTTTCCAATCTCCCGAAGCAAGACAATCCCTATAATGTAGATGTTCATGAAGCAAAGGGAATCGAACATGGAAAACCATTTCAAGGCATTGTATGGAGAGGAACTGGAAAACATACACCTGTAGATGAAGGAATGTGGGGAAAAGGAACTTATTTTTCTTCCCATAAGCAAATTGCTGAAGGATATGGTGATGTCCAACAGCATCATTTGCATCTGCAAAAACCCTATGTCCCAAGAACTCCTGGAGATATAGATGAGCTAGTTTCCAAAGATTTGGCGAATTTCAAAGGTTCTTTGACCGAAAAATTAGAGCAAAAAAGCAAGCTTATAAGACAGAAGCTAGAGAATCAAGGATATGATGGAATTATTCTAACAAATGAACCCAGAAAAACACAATTCGGAATACAAAGAGGTGCTGAATTTGTAGTTTTCCACCCCGAAAAAGCAATACAAGAGAAAGAAGAAATTCAAAAATCTGATTCAAATCCAAACCTTATTCCTAAAAAGGTGCAGATCCATCAGCAAGGAAAAACATTTTGGGGTATTCGATGGGTTTCTCCTGAAGAAGCAAAAGAAGAAGCGGAAGAATCCCATATAGAAAACAAACCAGAATGGGAAGAAACTCTAATTTTTGGAAAGCCAATTACAAATTATTCCCCTGGACAAGTCTGGTTCTCTCTAGGGATGGAAAGACATGATACCAACGACTGGGCCAGCTATAGAAAGAACAAAGACATAGGGGAGTTTTGGGAAAAAGAAGACAGACAAAATGCTATTGATTATGTTCTTTTTCACCAATTCGGAAAAGAAACATTCGAAAAACTAAAAGCCCACATTCACAGAATGGAAGATTTTTTGATGACGAAGATTGAACTTCTTCCGCCTATGTATTCTGACTTTCCTGACTATGATAAAATGGAAGATAATTTTGACATCAGAATGGTTATTCATCAAAAGATGCCAAATTCCAAATATACTTCTTCGGCCCAAATTTCTATAGGTGATGACGGGGAAGTAGATTTTTGGGATGGAGATGACCTGTCCTCATTCGAAGAAGCTGAAGAAAATGGAAAAGACATTCAAGAAAGCATGTTTGGACAAGTCAAAACAATATATGAAATGCTTTATGGGAAACCAGATTATTCGAAATGGAAATCCAATGTGGGATATTTTCCTAGTTTTATTTCTCTACACCAAGGAAAAGAACCAAAACTTATTCGTGTTTATAGAGACATGAGTGCTAAAGAATATGAAAAATGGGTTTCTGGAGAAGAAATTCCTAAAGGAAAATTCTTTGCTACTGATAGAAGTTATGCTCAAGGCAGGGATGTAGATTACCCAGAAGATAGCCAAGTTTATTCTTTCAGAATTCCAAAGAATCTTATAGTTCCAGATGGTTCCGGAGGTTGGCAACTGGATTCTGCTGCAACTTTTAATCCCGAAACAAGAAAGATAGAAACAAAGGACAAAATAGAAAAAGCAAACCTTCCTATTTCTGCAAAAGCATTGATACTGGATGAAGAAGGAAGATTGCTTTTACTTCATAATCCTACCAATTCTAAATTTCCATACGACCTCCCAGGAGGCCACATCGACCAAAAAGAGGACGCAAAGGAAGCGCTGCGAAGAGAACTTCAGGAAGAGATAAACTGCAAAGTAGAAGACATAGAAGAATTTGACATTTCTGGGGAAACAGAGATAGGAAAGGACGAACATCCAGTTCTTTTCTACAAAGTGGAAATTTCTGGAGAGATCAAGTTAAACAAGGAGCATTCTAGCTACAAATGGGTTTCAGAAGAAGAACTTGATGATTTGTTTTTAGGTGATTTTGAGGAAGTTATTAGAAAGTTCTTTGACAATGAACTGGAAAAAAGAGAAACCAGAGGAAAAATTCCTAAACAGATACATGAGATAGTTCACCCCAAAGACGGCCCACCATTCAGAAGAACTAGAACTATATATGTTAACCCAGAAGAACACAAAGCTATAGACACATTTATCAAATGGGTAGAATCGCCAAATGAAACAGAACGTTTTTTGGCAGCTTCGGCGGCTTATGAAAGAGATTTACAACCTATTCTGGAAATGTTAGCAGATGATAGCTCTGCGAGAATCAGAGAACTTGTAGCTGGTAAAATAAGAAATATACGAATCCTGAAAAAATTAACAAAAGATAGAGATATATTCGTAAAAGAAACAGTTTCAAAAAGAATACCAAACAAAGAGATAACTCTTGAGATACTAGAAAACATAAAAGAAGTATCTCCTAAAACTTTTCTTGATTCTGTATCAAGAAGTAATGGAAATGTTTTTCAAGAATTTTATGAGAAACATTCAAGCGATGAAGATGCTCAATATTTGTTTGTCAGAAAACTTATTGGGAAACACATGAAAAACCACAATATTTCAAATTGGAGCACAGGTGAACGAGGAAAAATAGAAATTAGAAGCCTAATCAGAGATAATATTCTTGGGGAAAAATTCATAGATGAATTCCATAGAACCTGGAAATTGCCTGAAAAACTATCTGACAAATTCAAAGAATACATCGGACAACTAACTTCTAATAAAGGTCCTTCGCAAACGATGGTGCAAATTGTAGATGAACTCTATAAAGGGACGCCATATGAATTCATACATGAAACGTTGAAAGAGGGTTGGGCAGTATCTTCTACTTCTATGGATGCGTATACTATAAAAGAAGCAGTTTCTAGAATAATTCAAAAACAAACATATGCCCATCCAAGATTCACAGATAAGATGGAAGGACAAGTAAAAGAAATGCGATTCAGACTAGGCGGAAAAGAGATAGATGAATATGTTAGAATTCATTATGATTTAACGCAAAGAATTCTGGCAGAAGCATTTCCGAAAAAGAATGAAGAAGACGAATTCATCACTTTATATAGAGGAACAAGTCTTAATGAAGTAAAGAGAAAACCGAAGCTTGTTGGGTACAGCGGAACTCACTCTTATGTCCCAGTGCTTCTAAATCAAGATGCTTTATCTTCCTGGTCTCATTCTTATTATAAGGCAAAAAATTTTGGGAATATAACGTTGCAAATAAAAACAAAAAGGGAAGATATTTGGTCTTTCTATTACGCACATTCATATAACGAAAATGAAAGAGAATTTCTTGTTATGGCAAAAGAATCAAAGCCTGCAAAATGGGTACAAATGGACGATTGATTCAAAGTTTTAGAGGACGGATACTTTGCTAAAAATCAAAAAATCCCTATCTGAAAAAATCACTTTTTCTTCAAAACAGAGGGGTTTGGAACAAAAGAGGTATATAACTACCCCCTCTTCAAAACTTGAAGATTTTCTAGAAAAAGCAAGAGAAGGATTAGTACCCAAAAAAGTACAAATCATTCCCAGCACTTGGGAGAAAAAGCCATATTGGTCTATTAGATGGGTTCGGCCAAGAAAAGGTTTTGAGGACATAGAAAAACTACTGAGCCCAAATGAAAAACAAGTACTACAAAATTATAAAGAATTTGGCAGCAGACCAATCAATTTGCTACTTAGAAATGGTATTCTGATCTCTGGAAGTCCTACAAGTGAAGAAGAATTAAAACAACAAATCTTAACAATGGACAAAGCATTCCAAAAAGTCCCTCTAACTTCAGAAAATATGTTTTTGTTCAGAGGGATAAGAAGTGACACAAAAATATATGAACATCTTGATGCTAACATAGGACGGATTTTTACGGATAATGGGTTTTTATCAACCACATCAAATGCAAATATTGCCCAAAAATTTGGAAAACTGATATTAATAAAAATACCAAAAGGAACAAAAGTAATTCCTTTAGATTTTGCAGCTGGAACATCTTCACAGAAAGAAGAAGAAATACTCCTTCCTCGCAATAGTAGATTCAAAGTATCTAAAGAAAATGACCAAATAGTATTGGAGCTTTTGATAAATGAAAAATAGATTCGTTTGGGAAGAAACAGATATACAATGGGAGCAAAAAGAAAACAAAAATGATAGCACCCCTATAGAAAAGGTTTACAATAGAAGTATGGAAGATATTTCACAGCCAGAAAATCTCGAAAAAGAAGCCCCTAAAGAAGATTCAAATTGGAGAACTGTCAATATTGATGAAAGAATCAATGTTCAGATTCTAGAAAAGAAAGAACTCCCAGATGGGCAATTCGTGTATAAAATCGGGTTGAAGCGATAGTGAGCAAACTTCAAGAATTCCTGAAAAAAGCTAATCCTAATTTGACACAAAAACTTGTTTTAGTTCATCCTAAAATGGGACGACCCTTTTATAGAAAAGAAATGGTTCGACAACAAGCTGGGGTAACTTCTTCAAGACCTAAAAAACTAGGTGATGGAAAAACTTCTATTGTTTCTCAAAAGCAGCAATCAGGAGCAATTCATGGGCATCATGTTTTGAATGCTGGGTATACTGCTCCTACAGATATAAAAGCAGAAGCTGGTGATACAATTAGAATAGAAGTCAAAAAAGCAATTACAGATGGAAATAGCATTTGGTTAATAAAACCAGAAGTCCTTTTTTCTACTCCTGCGAAAATTTCCACTTTTTGGGAACTTTCTAGAATGATAAAAAGCGAAGAAGAAGAGATGCTCCTGGAAGGAGATGTTCTTTCTGAACTTGTGGGGGAAAATCCTCTGATAGAAAAAGGGAACTGGAAACATAAACATGATAATTTTCCAAAACATCCAGTTAGAGTTATAGACCATATAAAATATTTTGCTACACATGCAGTTCAGCAATCATCTTCAGAACCCCAAAAAGAAAAACCAAAAGAATCTCCAAAAACACATTATGTCCCAGTTGAGATTCTTTTAAGAAACGTAACCAAATCACAAAAAATTGGCAAGGGTGTTAACAACCCAGAAATTGTTGAATTGGAAGATGATGGAAAAGCTGTTTTCAAATACAAATCAGCTTATGGAGAACCAAAGTATGAAGTGTCTGCTTTTCTTTTGTCAGAGATGCTTAATTTAGATATAGTTCCTACAACATCTATGCGAAGCATAGGCGAAAAACATGGGAGCATACAACAATTTGTAGATGCTGATATTGGCAGTTCATCAAAAGCAAACAAATTATCTGATGAAGATCTTATAGATACTATCCTTTTTGATTATCTTATAGACAATCCCGATCGCCATGATGGAAATTGGTTGTTAGGAAAAAATGGCAGAATAATAGCAATAGACAATGGGGGAAGTTTCTCAAAATATCCATATGTAACTGCCTCATATCAAATTATACATGATAAGGCGAGAGCAAGAAAATTACGCATACCAGATAAATGGAGAAAGAAATTGTCAGATATTTCTAACATTAGTGATGATGTGATGGCAAAAAAATTAGGAAATTATATCTCCAGCATGCAAGCAGAAGCTATGCGGTATCGGGCAGACATCCTCCTCCAACAACAGCCTAATTGGAATATAGGATACAGGGTACAACAATGAAAATCATTTCCAAAGTATACAATGTCCATGATAGCGAAATCGCTAATGTAGAGTGGGATAGCAAAACAGATAAGATATCTATTGTTGGTGAATACACAGAAACGTTGGAAGAAATGCTAAAACGTGGGCTGGTAAAAATAGAAAAAGATGGATCTAGAGGAAAGAGACTTTCCTTGAAAGACGGAAGAGAACTTGTAGAAAATCTTCATTTTTGTCTTTATGGAACTTATGTAAAAGCAGATTATCCAGAGAAAATAGAGGATGAATAAACTAAAAGAATTTTTTTCAAGACCCAAAACTTCCCGAACCAGACAATTGGGTTCCTAGGATTTGAATATGAGTAACATGGAAATAAAATATTGTGCTTGTGGGTGTGGAGAAACGATATTTCCAAGATCTAAACGAAAAATAAAAGAGTTGGGATAGATTGAGCGATTCAGAAAGAAATATACGCTGCGAGAAAGCTCTCAAAAACGCTTCTATACATCCAAATTCCGCAGAAATTAAGTTGTTAGAAATCATTAAGAATTCTACTTCGGGATGGAAATATGTAGGTGATGGATCGTTTTGGATTCATAGAAAGAATCCTGACTTTTTGAATGAAAGTGAGAAGAAACTAATTGAATTCAATGGTTGTTACTTCCACAATTGCAAAACTTGTTTTCCGAAATCAGCAGACGAAATCAATCAAGACCTGGAAAGAATTTCTTTATTCAAACAAAGTGGATATGGGACTCTGATTATTTGGGAACATGATTTGAAAAACGAAGAGCTAATACGAAAAATGATATCGGATTTCGCTAATGAGTAAGCTTTTAGAACTATTGAAAATGTTAGGCAGCAAAAAGCATTCTAAAGAATTTGTATCTTTTAACAAGGCTACAGTTCCCACACCTATGAAGGACGGGAAGTTTGACGCCGAATCGCTTGCTGTCGGTGATTCAGCTTGGATTACAGTATCTGATCCTGAGTCGCCGCTCCACCACAGAAAACTTTTAATTCAAAAGAGGCCTGACAACCTCCTAGCTATAGTTGGGGGCGGGCAACATTTCGATCCCGAGGTTGAAGCTCGTCGGCATCAAGTTCTTGGCGGTGCTCCAAAGAAAACAGAGCGAGATGTAGAACTAGAAGAAACAGCAAAAGAAGCTGAAAAATATAATGAACCTATCATTGTAGCCAAAAAAGAACTAGAAGAAGAGTCCAGAGTAGAAGTCAGAAAAGCTGCAGAAGAAATGAAAGAAGCACTTGGAATCAAAAAAGTAGATAAAAAGCAGCTTCTAGAACAAAAAGATGATATTCAGAACTACGTAGAAAAGATTGTAGAAGACAAAGAGCAAGCAAAAAGAATTACCGATACCATCACAAGACAAATTGTAGCAGCCAATAGAAAAGTTGGCGAAAAAGTCCAAAGAGAAAGACAACTTGTAGTAGCAAAAATCGGCAAGCGGCTTTCACAACTTGGCTCCGAAGCAAATACAGAGCAAATAATTCAAGAAGAATCAAAAGATCTTCAAGAAATTGGCGACGTTCAACTTTCCATGCCGAATATTGAAGAACTGAAAGACTTGAATCAAAATCAATTGGATAGTGCTGTCGCCAATCACATGGACAGACAAATAGACAATATCCTTGAAGATGGCGAAAATCCAACTAATCCTGATGAAAAAGCTCCAGAGATAAAAATCGCTCCTATAGAAAAACTTGAATTGAAATCCGAAGAAGATTTGAAGAAGGCTATCAATTCTGTCAAATCATATTGGGACAAAAGAAAAGAAGCAGAATTAAAGAAAGGAGCTATTAAGAAAGTTCCTATGGTAGATGCTGCCCCTTCTACTATTGCCCAATTGAGACAAGACCTGGTATCTATAGAATCTGATATGTCTATAGAGGAATTAGAAGAAAAAACTACGCAATCTTATGACCAGTGGTTGAGAAACAATACTGCTATAGCTCTTTATGAGGTTGCTGCGGAACACTGGAACAACAAAAAGAGCCTGATGGATGCCATAGGAGATGACAAGAAAATAGATACTACTCTAAAATTCCATTTGAATGCCGGAGCTTCTATTGCTCTTGCCTCTCTTGCACAGCAATTTTTAGGGAAAACAGTAGATGTCAAAAGACTTATTGATGCTTCCAATATTGAAGTTGCTACGGCTATGGTTGCCTATGAAATACATGAAAATTCAAAATCTACTGAAGGATATGCCAGAGCAGTAGAACAATTAAGGGACTTCAATGCTACAAATCAGCAATCAACTGAAAAAAAAGCCCTTGATAGACACAAAATGCTCAAAGATCAATGGAATGAAATCCAAAAACAAAAAGGAAGTGGCGAACTTCTAGACAAGATAAAAATTTCTTCATTGGAAATGAAAAATCTCTTGGAACAAAAAAGAAACATAGGTGCTGCAATTGGCTCTTTACAAGCATCTGCTACACTTTACGACCAAATGGAAAAACTAAAAACGGCAAAGAATGACATAATACACATTTATGCCGGAAATAACCAAAAAGATGCAGAAGCAATTGCTGAAAGATTAAAACTTTCAGATAAACATCACACCATAGACAACTCTGACCCAGATAATATTTCTGTGAAAGTAGGACTTGATTCTCTTAGAAAATTAATTACTGAAACTCAACAAGACAAAGAAATCTCTGACAAATATGAAAAACTAAAGACTGATACCTCTGGTTCAGAATATGATGATAAGGGAAATCTTGTTGTATCAAATTTTGACGTTCCTTTGTGGAAGAAAGAATTTACTGACGAATCAGGAGTAACTCAACCATACAAATGGCGTCTTGAACAAAGAAATGATATAAATTGGCTTCTGGAAACTACAAAACCTTCAACAGAAAATCCTCTAGGAAATGGAGGTGGGTTGATTACCAGAGTCACGGGTGCTGGAAAGACAAACACTGCTTTGGGGTTTTTTGCTCATAAAATGAATGATGATCCTAATTACAAAGGGCTTGTGGTTGTTCCTAAAGGCAGAGGAGAGCAATGGAAATCAGAGGCAGAAAAGTTCACAAATTTGAAAATAGAATACATCCCAGATGGGACTGCAAGAGACAAAGTAGATGATATTCTTCTTGATAGCAAACCAGGAACTGTATATGTAATTGCCCACAGAGAAGCTGCACGTTCTTCTGAAATGCTCACCCAGATGCAGACAAATGAACAATTGGGGAACAAAAAATTTCATGGGTTTGTAGTTGATGAGCCACAAGAGCTTCAAGCAAGAGGACAATCAGGAAACATCGGAGAATACGGCAAAAGAATAATGCGACTTCCTGTGAACCATAGAATCGGGCTTACAGCCACTCCTGCGAGAAGAATCCCCCTTGAAGCGCATGATTTGATAAAATGGGCAACTCAAACAAAATCTCTTGGTAGCAAAGCATCATTCCAAAGAGTATACTCAGGATTTGGCAGCGGGACAAATGCGCAAGACACGGGATTGAGCTCCATGTTCTTTCATACCATCAGGCCTTTTATTAGTGGTGATAAACTTTCTACCCCTCCTTGGAAAGTAAACCATAACAATGTTAATGTTAGAAAAACAGATTATCAGGTCCAAAATCAGAAAGAAATTGAATTAGAAAGTGCTGAGAAAATCGCCACCAGAAGACAAGAAATCATAAATGAAGTAAGAAGCAATCCTAATCACCCGCTACATCGTTCTGAAAATTGGGAAAGAAATCTAGGACAAAATGCTACTAAAGTTGCGAGAACAGAAATAGAACAAGAGCATACTGAAAATCTTGATGATGGACCAATCGCTACCAATTCGAAACTTACAGCCCTAAAAACTGCTTTGCAAAGAGATTCAAACAAAAAACATGTGGTTTTTATAGATAGTCGGACTCAAAGAAATTCTGTGAATGACATCATCAAAGAGCTTGGCCTGAAACAAAGTCAAGTAAAAAATCTTGCCGCTTCTACTACCAGCATGACTGGGGAAGAAATGGCTGCAAGAGCAGAAGAATTCAGAAGAAACAAAGATGTGAGGGTTATCTTTATAGATAATAAATCTAGTAGCGGCTACAATTTGCAAACAGGAGACCATTTGCATATTTTAGGAAACCCTCAAGATGCGAGTGTCCTTCTCCAGGCCCAAGGAAGAATTGCTCGCTCCCCAAGAACTGGTGATGTGACTGTAAATACATATATGTACGAAGACAACCCTACAGAACAAGCAAAATTTCTTGATATTATGGCACAAATGAAAATGTTGCGAGCAAGCAGTCCTGGGTTATTTGTGGGTGAGAAATAATGTCTATATCCGAAATTGATGCCAACTACCATTCTATTGATATTGCAATAAAACGATATCTGAAAGAGCTTATTGCAATGGATGATGAGATAAATGAGAAACTTTCTTCACCCGAAATTTCTGTCTCTGAAGAAATGCAACTCAATGATGCAAAAAAGGTTATCGAAGACAATATCCAACAAATACGAGTAGAAGGACTATGGGATCAAGATGATGAAGGAACAGATAGATACAGAGAACTACTACCAGAATTCAAAATGGGAGAAAAGGGAGAAGAAGAAAAAGCTGAGGATGAAAATAGCGGGGAGAAAGACTCTGGAAGTTTACAACAACGCAATAATGAAGAAATTAAAAAAGAATCCTGGAAACACAAACATGATAACTTTCCAGAACACCCAGTACGAGTAATAGATCACCAAAAATATTTTACTACACATAATATCCGACAACCTTTGGGATCTAAAAATCAAGACCCTTCAAAAACAACCTATAAAATACCAGAATTTGATGATGAAATAGACCAGAACTTCATAAACAGCCTTCCAGAAAATATTAGAACACCGGAAGCAGCTGAAAAAACATTTTTGGGGCGATTAAGGCGTATATCAGAAGTTAATAATGGGATAATATTATATCACGAATCTCCTGGAAATGTAAAAGAATCAGTACAAACTAGAGGACTTATTGAAGAAAGTAATTTTGCCTCAATAGGAGAACCAAGCAATTTTGTAAATACTAAGATAAAAACTATCGTTAAATTCAGAGTTCCTAAACAATATATCAATCAACTTGTGCCTGATTCTATGACATATGGTTGGTCCGATAAGTTAAGTGTTGAACAAATCATTTTGCTTAAACATCCAACCAATAACTTACTTGGGACATACGTAGCCATGACAAGAAGAGTCCCCCCTAACTGGATAGAAAACATTGAAGTAAAAACTAGTGAAATTAAAAAAGCAAATAATACAAACCTAGTTCCCAAACAAATACAAGAAACTGTCCATAGAGAAGGAAAAACCTTCCCAAGAACAAGAACTGTGTATGTGAATCCGTATCAAGATCGTTATCCCGAAATGCGACAAAAGAAGAGAGGTGAAAATATTTCTCCTTCTGGTTCTAGAATTCCCCCAAACTGGCAGAATGTTCTTGTAGCAAAAAGCAAAAATTCCCCATTGCAAGCAATTGGACAAGACTCAAAAGGAAGATTGCAATATCTGTATTCTGCTGAACATTCTAAGAAGCATACAGCCGCAAAATTCAAAAGGGTGAAAGCCTTTGCCCAAGTTCTTCCTCGTATTGAACAGAGAATTTCCAAAGATGTATCAAAATCAGAAGAAGCGCTAGTGTTGTATATTATCTCAAAAACAGGGTTTAGAATAGGTAGCAATGATGAAACCCTAGCCAAAGTAAAAGCGTATGGAGTTTCTACTTTATTAGGAAAACATGTTCAAATAAATGGTGATAGTATTTCATTTGATTTCATCGGCAAAAAGGGTGTTCATATACAGAAACAAATCAAAGACCCAAAAATAGCTGCTTTGCTTGCACGTAAAAAGAAAAATGAAGAAAAACCATTGTTCAAAGTGAATGACTATGAAGTAAGAAAGTACCTGGGTGGAATTTCAGGACACAAATTTTCTCCTAAAGATTTTCGCACACATCTAGGCACGAGAATTGCCCATGAGGTGATCCAACAATTACCACCCCCTACAAACGAGAAAGAATTCAAAAAATTCAGATTCCAAATAGGGGACATTGTTTCAAAAGAGCTAGGTAACACTCGTTCTGTCGCACTTTCAAGCTATATCTCTCCAGAAATCTTCACATCAAAGTTTCCGCAGTTTGCTTCTTTAGTAAAATCCAACACTCCATTTAACCAATGGCTTGATTCTATTCAATATGATGAAGAACCAGAAGATTGGGAAGAAATAGAAGAAGATGATTCCGAAGAAAATGAAGAGAAAAGCGCTTTGGAATTGTTTCAAAAATCGCTGCATGAAAAACACACAGGCTTCAGCAATGGATTCTACCACAAATTCATTCGCCAAAACCCTAAATATGATTCTAACGAGTTTAGAGAATATATAATAGTAAACAATAGGGCTGATAGAGATGCTGGAGAACTTGGAGACATTTCTAAAGACGAAATCTTACGACTTGCACAAGAATTTGATAAGGAAAACAAGCCACCAATAAAATCTATGCCAGAATTTGATGATGCATTAAATGTGTAAAATATGAATTGCATAAAAGATTTTCTAGAAAAAATGAAAGTAGGATTTCATTTTCATGATGGTTTTTCAGAGCACCCAGTAGCTGTAAAAAATCACCAAAAATACTTTTCTGAAGGCAAAGATTTGCCTAAAAGATTCGGTGATATTGATTGGGGAGAATACAACAAAAAGCAAGACAAAGTTCTAGCAGAAGCTGAAAAAGAGCATAAAAAACTTGCAGAAAAAAAACAGAAAAATTAGGAATTCCATCAAAAGGAAAAAATATTCAACAACTAACTAGAATGATACGAGAAAAAGAAGAGGACGTCAAACAAGTCCCGAAAGGACAAAGAATTATTGAATATAACAACAAATTAGACATAAGGAATATACAAGCTCTTCCAAAAGGCACAGGTGCAAATTTTCTGATAGCAATTCGCGGAAAAGGATCCGATTTCGTAGCCAAAAAATGGTCTAGAGTTATGCCGTCTAAATTGGAATATGGCGAAGTAGTTATCAAAATGCCTGTTAAGAAAAACAAAGGAGAAACCATAAAATGAGTCCTGCAAAGAAAACACAAAAGGAAAAGAGCCAAAAAAGCTCTTCTGAATCTATCATGCAAGTCAATGCAGACGTATTCACTACACAGAAGCAAGAAGTTTCAGAAGTAAAAGAAGAATCTGCTACTCCTGCGCCCCTTTATGTTTCTGAAAAACCCCCAAAGATACCAGCATGGCCAGTGGCACATCGAGTGGACGTCATCCACGTGGACACCAGATGGGTTGGTCATATTGAAGTAAATAGATATGCCATAAGACCTCTTTGTGAATCCGCTGGAAAAAATGGGGTACATACCTTTTGCTCTGTCTGTGACAAGGAATACAGAAGAGTGGCAAGGCTTTGTGATTCTGAAAAAGAAGCCAATAAACTGGCAAGTGACTGGAATGAAAGGGTGAAAGATCCCGCCATCAAAATACAGCAAGGAATGAATTTCTACAGCATTGGTCTTGAAAGATAATCATCATGTCTTCCATCTGTATTTGCTGTGGGGAAGAATATGAAGAGACTGTAGAATACAAAAAATTTCTTCCGTGCTCTTGCAATATTCAAATATGCAGAAGATGTAAAAACTGTACAGAGCATTGCAATTGCGACGATTCCAGAATTAGCTTTGAAGAACTAGTAGATATGGCAAATAAAGGATAAAAAATGTTAAGAAAATTCTTTGAATACCAAAGAAGAAGAAAGCTTTATCCTTATAAGTGGATGAAAGAACCAAAAAGAAAATTCGCGATTTCTTTTGGACAAAAATATTACCTAAAAGTAGAGTGGAAATTCAGAGGACGATCTCTAACTTTCAATTTGAAACAGCATTTGCAAAACATCAAAAAGCATAATAGATGGTATCTGATAGATCTTAATGTTTTGTTTTTCAAAGGATGGAAATTATTATTGATAGGACGATAAAACATGTATCTTATTTGTCCAAAATGCAGCAAGAAATCTCACATATCTACTTGGGAATTCAGATACAATGACAATTTAAGAAAAGTATATCTCTGTCCAAATTGTGGCGCAGAGTATGAGTTTGAGAGATGACTAAAATACAAGAGTTTGCAAAAACAATGGGAGTTCCAGAAGCTCCTTGACAGCCGCCTGGCCCTCCTCCGAGACCCAATTTAAGATGGAAAGAAAGCACTCATAGGTGGGTTAGTGCAGACCATGGAGTTTTTGAAATCAGAAGAGATACTGTAACAGGAATTGCTGATAGCCTATCAAGACAAGGTTTTGATTTATACCACAATGCGAAAGACCAAAACAAAAGAATGACTGGAAAAACTCTTTCAGAAGTAGGATACAAGCTCAAAGAAATTGCTGAAAAATCTACTCACAACCAATTCAGAACCAATATGCGAAAGTACCTCAAGGAATTAACTTCGGAAGCGGAAAAAAGAGCGCAATATCCTCCATTCCATCCAGAAGCCATAAAGGGAAGATTGTTGTCTACAATAGCGAATCAATTGAAGGTTTGAAAATGGATACAATATACACCACACGCCCCAAGGATAATACTTGCATGTATAGATTCTCTTGTGATTGTCTAGATGTAGAACATACTTTGGACCTATTCATAGACAAAGATATGGATTTGTTGGAATTCTCTTTCTACAGAGAGCCACTTCCTTTTTGGTCTAGATTCAAAGCTTGTCTCAATTTGATAATGGGAAAAAGAGATTGCAAATTAGAATTCATCTTGAGGCCAGAAGATGCTAAAGATCTAGGCAAAATATTACTAGGTGAATGATGAACATAAATCACTTTTTGTCTGTATATGAACGTCTGGTAAAACAAGAGGCTTCTTCGGAAGAAATAGACTCTTTGCATATGGATTTAATTCCTCGTGTACAAAATACACATATCGCAAAGGCTGTTTGTGATGTTTCTTCTCAGCTTGAGAAAGCTATAGCTATTGATAACTGTGCTCATCAGATGCACATTGATGAAAACTTTGCTAAAAAGTTATATCCTCTTGCCAATTATGCAGACATTAAAAAGAAACTTGACGAATTTTCCGGAATGGAAGCAATCAATGAAGTAAGAAAGGTCAACAGGAATTTTTTCACACCAATTCTTTCAGACCCAGAATTTACCATAATCAGCAAAATGGTGGGAATTACCAAAGCATCAGATATTGGTGATGCAATACAAGAATACAAAGCTCTATATGATGCCGAGCAGAAAGCTGGCGGTGCAGAATTAGTTTCGGATGCAGAACTTTTGACTCTGTATCGTTATACAAAAGACAAAAAATATCAAAACTATTGGAAAAAACGAGGAAGAGAACAAGAACCTCTCGTAGTTGCGGGCTATGCCAGTGTTGAAATGGTTGACAAAGAAAATCATCTTATCACCACAGAAGCTCTCGAAGATGCTTTCGGAAGGTTTGTGAAATCATTCAGAACACGCAATAACCAATTGAGTCATTCTAGCATCCAATGTGGTTGGTTATTAAGATCATATATCAACAAAGATGGAGAAACATTCAAGTCTGGGGTAGATGAAAAGGGACTCTTTATGATTAGTGAAGTACGACCAGACATAGAAATTGCGAAAAGAATGCGAAAAGAAATAGAAAAAGGAACCATAAAATCTTATTCTATCGCAGGAACTGCTACCAAGAAAGAATACAAAAACATGCAGGGTAGACAAGTGATGGTAGTGAATGGACTAGATTTGTGCGAAGCGACATACTGCGAGTCACCAGTCAATCAAAAATCCAACTTCTTCATTATTAAATCCGAAGACGATCCTATAGCGCCTAAAAGAAGTCCCGTAATAACTGGAGAAGATACTCAAGTAAACACAGAAATTCATTTTGATGAAAAACCTTACTCCGACGAAAAAGAATTGGAGTCCTATCAATTAGAACAAATTCAACATGTTCTTGATAACCCAATGCGAATTTCTGATTACACTGTTTCATTAGTGAGAACTGGAGATTATCCCAGTATCATTATTAGAGCCTCAAAAAATTCCTTCCTTGGAAAGGCAATAAAAACTAGAATAACACAAAAGCTTCTTTTAGAGAATCCAAAATTGCTGAAGAAAGCGAAATTCATATATGATCCTTTCGGGCCGAAAGAAAACTTTATTCCACTATTTTCTCTTTCTTTGGAGCCGATTGACGCTGGCGCAATAGAGCTTTCTGAAGATGACAAAAAGGGACTGAAGAAAGATCCCACAATAAAACAACAAGTTGCTTTGAGATCTTTCAAAGGACATAAAATTCTCAGAGAACATGATGATGGTGATTTGACCATTAAAAATGATGATGGGGTATATATAATTACTGTAGAGGGGGATATTTTCAGACAACAAATGCCAGATTTGAAGATTATCTCCAGCAAGAATAATTTGAATCTTGCCACTACAAAAAACATCCAAGAAGGAGAACAGACCCAAACCGCTTTGGAGAGATTCAAGAGCATGATAAAGGAGTATTGAGATGATGGATGACATGGATAGAGAATTCAAAAGACTTTTGTCACAGAAAACAAATGATTATGAATCTTTTGTTTTGCATCTTACTCCGAAAGAAGCTCTTCTTATAGACTGTTCACTCATGGGACTATGACCTATTTGAACGTCTGCGTAGCAAAGAAAAAATAAATCTCAGACAAAGAATTGGCAGTGCTTTCCTTGCTTATAATTCAGGCAAAGATGAGGAAGAAACCAAGATTCTGAACAATGTTCTGCACCCCGTAGAAATTTTGAAAACAGAACTTCTAGAACTTATTGTAGTGGTACCAAATAGTTACCAAATTGGAATTGACGACATAGGACTTTCTTTGAAGCAGAAATTGTACCGATCGCTTCTAAAAATTGCCCCAGAGCAAGAAGGATAATAAAAAATGCCTCCAGTCAAAGCTCCTACAAAACCTTCGATTCGGCCCAAGATTGCGCCTCGTCCTGTGATAAATCCTATGCCTTCACAGCCTATTTGTCCAGATCAAGTTCGCAGAGGCTTGCCATAAGATGTCCTACATCCTGGGAAGTCCTTTTGAATCTGTTGCATCAAAATACTATCAACACCAATTCAATGGCCATAATGATGGAGAATTTCTGTTCAAAATCAGACAAATTTATCAAGATTGCATCGGAGCAATGGCATCTGGAAGAATTCAATATTGGTTTCCTTCCAAGCCTATGTGCAAAGAAGCTGTAGAATCTATTTTACAAAAAATAGACAAAGAATGGGACAAAGAAACATACAGAGACAAGCACTTCAAACAAGGCCCACGATTTAATGAGAATCTAACCTGGGAACAAAAAGCATGTTTGGTGGAAAGAATCCTAGATGTGATGAAAGATATGCCGCAAATAAAACCAATAATTCTTTCAGAAGCCTACGGTGAATATGATTGGGTGGGAGGATAAAAATATGGCAGTTGAAGCAATTGTAACAAAAGATGATGTAAGGACAATAGAATCTACTTTTACAAACGGAAAAATGACAACCAAGTTGGTGAATGGTATTGTTTATCAGACAGATTTTGTCTCTGACAAAGTTGCCCAGATGATTTCTTTCATGCAAGGTATGAATTTGGAGACACTGACAGTATACAAAAATGAAATGACAGATGCTTTGAATGTCATCATCAAGGAAATGTCAGCTTAATGATTTATGAAGGAAAAGTAGTAAACATATCCTTCTCTCGTTTTTCAAAGCCAGATTTTGTTGCCCTATCCATAGAAGTTGAAGACAAAGACAACCCAGAAAATTCTACAAAAACGAATATTCCAATCAGAGATTTGTCAAATGAAATTGATGCTGTATTGGCCAGTATAAGAAAAAAGGTTCTACTGCACATGAAAAAGATAGGGGAAAAATAAAATGTTTTGTAATTGCTCTTGTTCTGGAACTTCTGCTTGTGATATTTGCTCCATTAACTATTTTCCTACTCTTCAATACAAAGTAATTAATGGTATGGTTTTCCCCGTGAACCCATTTTTGCTTCCTCCTGTAGAAATTGAGCCGAAAAACAAAAGCACAAAAACCGCACAAAGATTCTGGATGCCAGAAGTTAAATTCAAATAATTTCTCCCTATACTTTTCTCCCCCATCCTAATATAATAGTGCTGAAAGGATGCTGAAATGGGTTGGCTGCTAGTTTCTCTTGTTGTTCTTGTGACAATTTTGATATGGGACGATTCACATCTTAAATGTCCTGAATGCAATCGCTCACACTGGACAGAGTCACCAAATTGGAAATGCAGGTATTGTGACTACTCAAACAGAGAATTATTTGGAAGAAGATACCGAATATGAACTGGAAAGTGGTTCCTATATGTGAAGCCCAAAAAAGAGATGTTTCTCCAGAAGATCTCTTGAATGGCGGTATTTTTCGCAAGTGTGATACATACAAAGGTGGCGGAGGATATGACCAATTTCCCGCCATCTGCGAAAAAAGACTGGGAAAAAGACTGCACAAACAATTCGTTGTTCAACTTTATGGATGTCCTCTGAATTGCTGGTATTGCTATGTTACCAAACAAGGCATTTGGGGAACATACAAAGAATATACAACTAGAGAATTAGCAAAAGCATTTGTAGATTCTAAACAAGAAGTATTTCACCTCATGGGCGGGGCACCAGATATTTTTCTATCCAAATGGAATGACATCATTAGCATACTCCCTTTTGATTCCGTTTTTCACAGCGACTTTCTTTTGCTGGGAACACAATATACTGCGGAAAATCTCAGAGCTATCGCGAAGTCAAATTGCTTATATGCTGCAAACATAAAAGGTGTAACTAGAGAAGATTACCATAGAAATACTGGCATCCCAATTTCTATGTCAGAAATAGAAAGAAATCTAGAGCACTTGATGGCAGCAAAAGTTAATTTCTATCTAACTTTTACCAATCCCAACATGAACTACTATGATGAATATGCCACTAGGCTAATAAGTTTGTTCGGAGAGAAAATCATGGCTGATTCTTTCATCATTCCAATTATTGAATACAAAGCAATACAGCCCACCAAAGAAGATGTTCAATTTGCTGAAGAAATACAAGACTTTAGAGAACAAGTTTTGAATAGCACAAAAATAAAGGGAATGTAATGAAAATAAATGAAATTCTAGAAGCTGACGAAGAATTAGATACAGCCTTCAAAGAGCTTATTGGTGCTGGACAATGTGTAGATGAAATGGAATGGCTGTTTGAAAGGCTCTCTCAAGTAGAAAGACAACAACAGATAAAGAATGTTTTTCTTGACATAGATGGCAAAGAATATTGCAATACAGAAGTAGCTCTCTCTATTTTGTTAGATGAAGAAGTGCTATTCGCGGGAGAAGGGGATATTTACTATCAAGACAAAAAGGTTGAACATACTGTAACTCTGACTGTTTTGTGCAATGACCTTTTTGCTTGGGCGAGTGCTGATGGAGAAGGTGTATCATATGATGAAGTTCCGTCTTTGTTTAGAGCTTGGCAATCACAAGAAAAATGGGCTATAATAAAATGGGTATGCAAGCACAGAGGAGACCAGCCACAAAAGCCAATAAAAGAAAGAATGCAAAAAGATGGATCCTGGGATAGTGAAATGGAATCCTTACAGGAGAATTATTCTGAATGGCATCGGGCTTCTGGGGAGTGTATTTGTGAAATTTGTAAACAAGAATATCGAAAGCACCCTGAATTTGAAAAAGCAGATTGGCTTACAAAGCTATGTAATGGAGACTTTGTAAAATTGTGAGTGAAATAGATTTTGCTTTTGTAGAAAAACAGTTCTTAGAAATGCAAAGAGAATGCTTTTCTTGTTTTTTCTTGAGCAAATCGCCAAGCATGGACACAATCAACAAAATCAAATTTGTAGAACAGCTTCTGCAACAGACAATAAGAGAACTTCCTGATGTGCCTGAAAAAGACGATGCTGTGATAAAAGGAATAGAATTGATCGAAGATCTGAAAGAACTTGAATTTGCAATTCAAGACCTTCTGAAGAAAAGAAATGCAATATTGAATACTGTAGAAAAGCAGTCAAAACAATAGAAATACTATAAAAAACAACCATATCATCACCAATTCCGATTTTTACTTTCCCCCTTCAAACCCATTACAATTTGTATTGAAAAGTTAATTGGAGGATACAGATGAAGATACTTCCTGTGCTGTTAAAAGATGGCTACAAAGTTGGACATGTTTTTCAGTACCCCTATGACACTCAGTTTGTATACTCAAATTTTACTCCAAGAAAAAGTCGAACTGGATTTGACTACACAATGCTATTTGGACTTCAATACTTTATCAAAGAGTATCTCATAGATCAATTCAATGAGAATTTCTTCAAACAGCCCAAAGATATTGTGCTTCGAGAGTACAAGAGGCGTATCTCAAATTATGTTGGGCCTATTTCTATAGACCACATAGCAACTCTATGGGAACTGGGATATCTTCCTCTTCGTATCAAGGCAGTTCCAGAAGGCACACTAGTTCCTGCAAATGTTCCTGTTCTAACAATCAGGAATACAAAGCCAGAAGCAATGTTTCTAACAAACATGCTAGAAACCCTTATGAGTGCTGTTCTTTGGAAACCTTGCACTTCTGCTACAACCGCATTTCAATACAGGCGTGTATTTGAAGACTTTGCAAAAAGAACTGGAGGCTCCAGGGATTTCGTAAAGTGGCAAGGACACGACTTCAGCTTTCGTGGAATGAGTGGAGTCGAAGATGCTTGCATGTCAGGAGCAGCCCATCTTCTTTCATTTACTGGAACTGATACTATTCCTGCCATTGATTTTTTGGAACAATACTATGGGGCAAACTCTGACAGAGAGTTAGTGGATGGAAGTGTTCCAGCGACTGAACATAGTGTGATGTCTATGGGCACCCCAGAAAACGAATCTGGAACATTCGAAAGACTACTGACGGAAATTTACCCATCTGGAATTCTATCAGTAGTTTCTGACACATGGGACTTATGGAAAGTAATCGGAGAAATACTTCCTGTGAAGAAAGATATGATTCTAAATAGGAATGGCAAATTGGTTATCCGTCCTGACAGCGGTGACCCAGCGGATATACTATGTGGTGATACAAATAGCACAAATGAACTCGTCAGAAAAGGTGTAGTAGAATGTCTTTGGGATATTTTTGGAGGCACTTACTCAAAACTAGGATTCAAAGAGCTAAATCCTCATATCGGCACAATATATGGTGACTCCATTACTCTTGCCAGGCAACAAGATATATTGTCAAGACTTGAGGCCAAGGGATTTGCTAGCACAAACGTAGTTTTGGGAATTGGTTCTTACACCTATGAATATGTTACCAGAGACTCCTATGGGTTTGCCATGAAAGCAACTTGGGGACAAACAACTTCTCGTGGGGATATGGATATCTACAAGAATCCAAAGACAGATGATGGAACAAAGAAATCACACAGAGGGCTACTGAGACTTGATAGGGATGACTCTGGAAAAATCATTGTAAAGCAACAATGCACAATGGAAGAAGAACATGGCGGTTTGCTGCAGACGGTCTTTCTTGATAGCAAACTAATTAGGAATCAGACATTGGCCCAAATAAGAGCATTGGTGGAAAGTCAGCTATGAAATTCGTCAAAAAACCAGTAGTCATAGAAGCATCTCAATGGTTTAGGACAGGTGACCACCCACAAGTTCATGACTATGACCCATATGGTGAAAACACAGTACCCTGTCAGCATTGCTATAAGTCAATGTGCAAACATGGTTGGATAATAACACTAGAAGGTGGACATATTGTTTGCCCAGGAAATTGGGTTGTAAAGTTTAGAGAAGGATATGAAATACTAAACTCTTCAGAGTTTGCCGAAAAGTATGAGGAAGATAAATGCTAAAGGTTAACGGAATCGAAGTCAAAAAGATGGTTTTTCCTGATGGACAGCCACACATCTATCTTGACGAAAACATAATCGGAAGCGAATTCGCTTTAATCACTTGTTCAATAAGAAATTCTGAAGAGCTATTGAATCTGGCGCTAACACACGAGGTTGTTTCCAGATATGTCCCAAAACAGATATCTCTAGACATAACCTATTTAATGGGTGCAAGAATGGATAGAGCCATTGATGAAACACAACCATTCACCCTAAAAACGGTGTGCAACATAATCAACTCTATGTGGTGGAGCAATATCAGAATATTCCATGCACATTCGGAAGTAGCACCCAATTTGCTTCGGGCGCAGAATATTATGCCTAGCAGCCAAGTGATGATTGCAAGAATAGAAAATCCTAATGCTGTTTGCATTGCTCCAGACAAAGGTTCTGCAAAATGGGTTGGTCACCTGGTAGGGAACTATGTCGGATGTGAAAAAACCAGAGATTCACAATCAGGAAAACTTTCTGGATTCACAGTTCTTGACCCAGAAAAAGTAAACAGGAAAGAATGTCTTATCATAGATGATCTGTGTGATGGCGGAGGCACTTTTGTTGGAATAGCTTCTGAGTTGCGAAAAGCAGGGGCAACAAAAGTGATTTTGTATGTAAGCCACGGCATATTCAGCAAGGGATTTGATTTGCCAGGAATAGAAAAAATCTACACGACAGACTCATACAGGAATGACTATCCTGTAGACAAAATAACCATGCTAAAATCATTGTGAATAAATACAAATTTGTTAAAAGTCCAGATTCTGAAAATGATGATATTCGAACAAAAAATGACATTCTTGTAGCAACATCATTTACCAGGATTGTTCATGGTGGAAGGGGAAATTATGTAGAGTTTTCTACAGAAGAAATGTGTGTAGAAGACCTTCATATTCCTTCAGACCAAAAATGGCGCTTGAATAATGGGATGGTCTATTACATCGAATTTAGAACAACTGACAACATCAAGGTATACTTCCAAATAAAATCTGTAGATTATGCAGATTACAAAGCTGGAATGTGGTATATTTCTCCAATTTCTTTGAAAGGATTTGAAAAAGAGGAAGAAAAATGAAAGACTATAAGTTAGTCAAAGAATGGCTTGAAAAACACAATAAAGGCGATTTGCAAGAATGTACTTGGGGTAAAATACGAGAAGCCCTACATTATGCTGGAAAAAGCTGTCCGATAATTGAGGGGGCGCAAAATGACCAATATTCCTGATTGGTGGCCCGAAAACCCCTACGAAGAAACATACAATAAACTTTCAGAAGAAGAAAAACACTTAAAATCAGGACTTATGCCAGACATTGTTAGTGCACATTGGGGAGCACAAATCATGTCAACCAGGATTTTTGACAAACTTGAAGAAATGTCTATTTTGGACGACCATAAGAAAGATGAACACAAAACATCTAAACAAGACGACAATTCTAGTATTTCTGCTTGTGGCGATTGGAATGCTTGGATTCAACTGATGTTTTACTTCGATCTTGAATACAGTCAAGGAGATATCACTCCTGAAACACATGATAAGATGACAAGGCTTTTGATGCATTTTAAGCCATATATTAAAATCAAATACGAAGACAAATGATAGCAAATTTTATAGAATATGGTCCACACATCTGGACTGATACTTCACTGTTAGATTATTAGCGGGGAAAGGAAAATACGATGAAACTACCTGATTTAACTCAACAACCAATCAAATACATAGATGCTACACCGAATGAAGAATACCCTTTACGGATTCTTCAAGCTTATCGCCAGGATTGTGATTGTATGTGGTCAGACAATACTTCAGGAGAACCTTCTCAAAACCCCATTTTTGAGGCAATGAATGAAGACAACAGAAAACGATCAAGAATTTTAGACAAGGCAATAAAGGCTCTGATAGAAAGCCAAGGAGAAGCATTAGAACAATGAGCAATGAAACATTGATGAAAGAATGTCCTGTTTGCCATCTGGATAAATTTCTGGTTCAAGATGAAGACAAAAGATTTATGGAAAGATTCGGAGTTGTTTGGCACGCCCGAAATGGTAGCCATTGTGATTATTGTGGGACTAAATTTTTCTTCAATTTGATAAGCGAAGAAGAATTCAAGAAAACCACACCTATTTCTGTCGACCCGAATCTAACCATAGTAAATTAGCAAAGAAATCAATAAAAACCACCGAAAAGTAAAGAAAAGGAATGTTTCTTCAGCAATTTGTGCCTTTTACTTTATTATTCAACAAGATATATAATATTGGTAGGATAATAATAAGACATGACCACAACACCTAAATGGGCTGAAGACCTAAAGGAAGAATTTCTCGCATGGTGGTTTAAGCAAGGGAAAACTATGCCTTGTCAGATTTCCCTTCGTTGGAGACATAGCAAATACACTTACTCTACAGGACATTGTCACAACAATGTAGATGATTCTGAGTTTGGTTCTATTTCAATTTCTGCTGGGAAGAAAAGAATAGACCAAAAACTTGTTTTGCTTCATGAAATTGCTCATCTTCTTGCCCCAGGAAAATCACACAATGAAGACTACTGGAACATGGCTTGGGATATTTTCAATTGGGCAAAAATTCCTATAAAATATGCAAAGCACCGAGAAGGCTCCTTGCATAAAAAAGCTCTAGTGGTATACGAGGAAAGATTGAAAGAAGGAAAACAGAAATAAATGTTAAGCAAAGAAAAGTTCATCGAATTTATGGAAGAATTGCATGAGATACAAAAAGATATAAATGCAGTAGACGAAGCAATATGCAAATTAGACCCAGATTTTGGTGGATTTACACTTGGTCGTGTAGATTCGTTGATTGAAGACATCTTGAAAGAAGCAATGGGTGACACCGATGAACAAATTGGATATTTTACATGTGAATTGCAATGGGGATCAGCTTGGAAGCCTGGAATGATAACATCAAAAGAAGGAAAGGATATTCCAATGGGAAGTTTATCAGAACTGTATGATGCAATAGTATTACCATGAGTGCGAAAAATTGGCGTCCTAAAAATTGGCCCAAAAATCCCTGCGATTCCTGTGACCACAAAGAAGAAGATTCATATGGGATGATATGTAATTGGTCTTGTGGCCAGGCAACTGCTCAAGCAAATTTTGAGGCTGGTGCCCAAAAGATGTATGATGAAATAAGGAAACTTTTTGCTTCTCGTGCCACAGCAGAAGAATTTCTTGAATTTTTTGGCGGAAAAAATGAGTAACCAGTATCCTTCTGAATATCTTCTGCGATGCCAATTTTGTGAAAAAGAATCTATGGCAAAATACTGGAAAGACAATCAAACCATTTGTCCTTTGTGTGACAAAAAATACAGCTGGTTAGTGGCCCAAGATAATGAGGAATAAGACATGAATAGTCAAAAAATACTAGCTCTAGCTTCCTGGGTATCTTCTTACAACGAAATAACCAAGCAAATTGATGCTATTACATCACAAGTTAAACCATTGAATAAAGAAGCATCAGAAAAAGAAGAACAATTAAAGGCCATAAAAGAAGCTCTTCTTGAATTCTTTTCTATTATGCCATCAAAAAGACCTGCATATATAGAAACTCCTAATCCATACACATCTCAATTGTATTATCGAGAATTAAACATTTATGAGATCAATATGAAATACATGGACAAAATTATCAAAAAGCTTTCCGATATGTCTTTAGAAGAGGACGAAGAATTGCTTGTATCAAACACAACTCCTGAAAATACTACTATAACCCATAAACTCAGGACAATCATAGAAAAAATTGTGGGAGTATAAGACAATCTTATGAGCAAAAAGCTGACGCTACAAGAAAAAGCATGCAAAGTAATAGAATGGCTGATGTATGATGATCTGGTGATGGATTTGGAAATGCGAACTTTACATGGATTTGATAGAGATCCAATTACTACAGAAGAAGCAGAAATACTTCAACATAAACTAGGAAGTATCTATATGTTTACTCATGTAGCTGTTAATCCACCATGTATAAAATCGCATGATGATTGGGTAGAAGAACTAGAAAAAACATATAAAAGATTCCGCAAGAATGGATACTTCAAGAGAGGAGATGTAAATGGCAGCGTACAAAACAGGACAAAGAGTACTACATCTGTGTAGACCCCTGCAAACAGGAACCATTCTATGCCATGATTTAGGGACAGACATAATCAAGGTCCATTGGGACACAGGTGAAAATGAAACACTGGACAGAACAGAAGTATCTGCAGTAGACCCTCGCACTGTAATGCCATTACAGAAGGCGTGTGCTGCAAATGCTTGAAGCGAAACATAGATACATTCTCAAGGCAAAACCAGAACTTGATAGTAATGGATTCAAAGTTAGAAGCTTGAAGTCCTCGAAGAGCTTTTTATATGAAATACTGGTGCAAGAAGTTTCTCCAAGCCAAAAAAGAGTGAAAATAGAATATCCCTCTGGCTATGTAGAATGGACAGAAATCTCCTTTCTTGATGAGGTCATAGAAGACTTGGGGGAAATAGAAGACAAAGAAATTGAAGAGCTAGGAGAAGATTGAGTGAATTATTTGGAAAGAGTTGAGCTTATTGATTCCCTAGATGAAAATGATCTCATAGACCTAATGACGTATACAGCAGGTTTTATAGATGCCAAAGAAAATGATGAAAGCTTGGCATTATATGATTTGGCTTTCCAAGAAGGAATGAAATGTCTTGATATAAAAGTAAATGATGATCATAAAGAAAACAGACAAACTCTTCCTACATTCACAGAAGACACTACAAAATCCGAATATGAAAGAATAGTATGCTATAACTGCAATGGCGAAGATTTCACAGTTAAAGCTTTTTCACATGGTGTTTTGCTCAGGTGCAAAAAATGCACAACTGAAAAGCTTATTTACACTTTATCTTTTACTGTAGATAAGACGAATTACAAAAGGGCAATTTCGGATTATAGCAAATTCCAGAAATTTACCCAATTAAGATGCACCAAAGGTCATGATAATAGCATTATAGGAGAAGACTAAATGGACTTTTCAGATGCTTATGTTTTGATGTGCGAGAAGGCCGAAGAAATACAACCCTGTTTGCACGATGTGGTTGGCTTATGTAATGCACAGAAAATACAACAAAAAGTGGGACAGAAAGGACTGGGTAAAAGAATGAACGAAGAAAGGCATTGAATAATCGATGAAAATAGCATTGGAAATAGCCATTGCAATAGCAGGTTTCCTATTTCTCATAAATATTTCCGCTTTCATTATAGAGTTAATAGAACACAAAAAACTAATAAGAAAAGAAAGAAACCGAAAGAAAGAGTCCAAAAAGTAGCCTATTTAGTCTTTTACTGCCTGGTGTAATAGAAAGTATAATTGTTTTGAAGAGGACAAATGAAACCCTATAGCTTGATGGCAAGAGCAGATTTCTATCGCTTGAAATTTCCCAATTGGCCAGCACCAAGGGCGGATGAAAGATGGCTAGATGGAATGTGGGTATTGGGAAACAATTATCGAGGAAGCGGCTTGTATGGCGCATATCCTCCTAATTATTTGAATAGAATAATGAGCATGTTTCCAGACGCAGAAAATGTGCTACATCTGTTCAGCGGTAGTTTGCCAGCTTCTTCAAAATATACCAGATTGGACACACATGATGCTGATATAATTTGCAATGCAGAGCAATTGTCACAATATGTGAAAGTTGACCAATTCGACTTGATTTTGGCGGATCCACCATACTCTGTAGAAGATGCTCTACATTATGGTCAACCAATGATTAACAGAAACAAGGTTCTAACAGAGTGTTACCTTGTGTTGCCTTCTGGGGGATATTTAGTCTGGCTCGATCAGGTATTGCCTATGTTCAGAAAAGATGAAATGCACCTGTGCGGACTGATTGGCATAGTACGAAGCACTAATCACAGATTCAGAGTGGCAAGCATGTTTAGGAGATTATGATGGATGAACTAGCAACCTTGCTCGCAGAGACGCGGGCGCTCCCCGTGGGGCAGGCTACGGGGAGCCAGCAATATGCAAAAAATGCATATATCTCAAAAGGAGGATAGGGTGAAAACGGAAGTGACGATAGACGGCGACGGCTCCGGCTGCGGCTGCGGCGACGGCTCCGGCTCCGGCGACGGCTAATCAGAAAAAACAGTGGGGGAGCCAGTTATCCGGAATTTCCGGATAGGTGAAAGGAGGATAGGGTGAGACGACCAGCCCGCGACCAGGTTGGAGAGGGAATTACGGCATCTGGTCAGGCTCCTGGAAGCGGCGATGAAGAAGATTAGGCCATGAGTGACCTGATTCCCTTGCTTCGGGAGACTAGAGGATTGCTGGAGAAGCTGATGGTGAGGTGCCCTTGTCTCTCTACCGGGCGGAGAGAGTTATTCTGTGCCCATTGTCAAGATACACATACTATTTATTGTTCCAGATGCAGGGGCATTGACTACATTCCAGCCCCAGGCTACGACGGGCTGCGGAAAGTAGTGAGATGGGCACTGGCCCAGAAGCGCCACAACCCAATTGACCTTGGCGATGGCAGCGGCGATTACATCAATTTGCCAGAAGGCGCTCTCACTGGGGCACTTATCAAGGTGGCCCAGAAAGAAGCAAAGACTCTAACCATAGTAGGACACCTACGGTTAGCACGGAGTTGGGGCATACTATACAACGTTCTGCGGGCTTGCCTGTGTGACAATGATTGTGATGCAGAAAGCCTTAAAGACCTGAACAAGTATTTGGAGAAGGAGGTAGAGTGTGACAGAAACAGTTGACCTTGGGTTAGAACTGGCCACCAGGAAGTGCCCAACGTGCAAGGGAGAGAAAGAAGTTTTCGACCCTGGGATAGTAACCCGTATCGCAAGCATCTCGCCTGGAGTATTGCCGTGCCCCACTTGCCGTGGGTCAGGCTTCTGGCTCCAGGGCGTGCGGGAGAAATGCAAACACTGCCTAAATGGTATTGTGTACCCTTTTCGTTACGGAGCGCCATACACAGAAGAAGAAATGGCAGACTTAACGGGTATACCCTGTGACCTGTGTAAGGGCCTCGGCTACACCGTCTCCCTGGACGTGGGGAAGTGGCTAGGAACTGTCAGACACTTGCCACAGACAGACCAACAGCAGCTATTTCTTGCCTTGGAGCACACCGCCAATACTGATGCCCACATGAGGCGGCTGCGTGAGTCATACATATCGTGGTGGCTGCGCTGGTTCTGCAATCTAGAGAATCCACTTGAGGCCCTATGGAGGGCGCTGATGGTGCTAAAGCCATGACCCCTACCGAGCGGAGAATGTTCAGGCTTGCCCTGATTGGAACAGGGATGGCTCTGGCTATGGGCATCTTGGTTGGAGTATCCTGGGCCAGCCTACTAAATTTAATGATATGCCCATGACACCTGAACAGGCAGCATTGCGGAACCAAGTGCTGTTGAGCCAGCACGAACTACTACGAGCCTGCCACTCCCCAGAGGATACCGCACTGGCCCAGGCCCGCAAGGTGGTGGCAGAAATGGAGAAGGCGTGTCCGCACGTCAACCAGCATCTGATATTCAGAGTCCGGCGCTCCGAGTGCTCCGAGTGCTGGGCCGACCTCAAGGCGGCGCTGGAATGAGGTTCCGTGCCTTCCTCATTAGTTGGGTTGTCCTTTGGGTGATAGCTGGCATCGTATGTCTGTGGTGGTGGATATTATGAAGATGAGGCCATGAAGGTCTGGAACAAACACAACGCTGACTGCCCAGTGGGGGCGGTCTATGTGGGCCGTCCGTCGAAGTGGGGCAATCCATTTAAGATTGGTAGGCATGGGACTCGCCAAGAAGTCATCGCTAAATACCGAGCCTGGATAATCCAGAACATTCAGAACAACCCGCATGTCTACAATTTAAGCGAATTACGGGGTCGAGACCTTGTCTGTTGGTGCCACCCACAACCCTGTCATGGTGATGTGCTATTAGAACTAGCCAACTCAACAACATAGACAAGACAATGAATAAGTTTTTATTCTATTGGCGTTATTTCACAAGACATATTCCCAATAGATGTCCTATCAACCCACGACAGGCTAATCGTTGTCTGTCCGATACCTGGAGAACATGTAATGACTGCTCCTGCACAAGACGTCCATGACATTTGAATTAGCCTGGTTATTATTCTTTATAGCTACAATGGGGCCATTATTGTTAATTCTTTCTGTTTGCATGATATGGCCAAAAGAAGTAATGAAATGGATCAAAGGTGAATAGAATGAAAGACTTTTTGGGTATGCTGCCATTCTTAATAGTTATAGTAGGGATGCTTTTATTTCTATTTATTCTATTGTTAACAGGAATAATTCACACATGAAAGTAACAAGGCCTATAGAAGAAACTGCTTGTGATGTTTGTGGACAAGCACAAACACAAATGAGAGTTTGCTCTGTTTGTAAGAAAGACATTTGTCATATCCATGTAATGGAATGGAGAGTTATCGTAGAGCAAAATCAAGGGGCATTGGGCGATACAGCAATAATCTGTGTAGAGTGTGGAATCAAAATTGATAGAACATTCAAGAATCTTGGGATATTCAAGAATACGATGTTGATTAGAAAAGAGAATCTGAAATGAGCAAATCCTTTTTAATGTTCTGCCCGACTTGCAAGAAGAAGCACAGAATGATTCTGAGAGGGTGTCCTACTTGTTCTGTTTATGAAACCCCACAACCTAAAAGTGATTCTGTGGCCAATAAGTGTTTTGCCAATTACCAATGTGATGGCTGCATTGCTTATGAAGGACACATGAGATAAAGAAAGAAAACTCAAGAAAATCTTTATTTCGGGGCAAAAATTAAAGAAAAAGTCTCCAAAAAGAGCCAAATTGAACTTTTACTTTCGTATCTGTCTATAGGTATAATAAGAGTAGGAAATATGGAATTTGAGAGGAATCTATGAGTCTCATGCAAGCCAAAATAGAAGTTGCTCTAAAAGATATTAGCAACGGCCAGCATTGGAGCGATGACTACATGCTACAAGTTCGCAACATCCTGCAATATCTAGTAGATTCAGCAGGACAACAAGAACAAGAAAGAGCAGAACCCATAAGAAAAGAACTTGCCCACTTGATAGATTTAATAGAACCTGGACTAGATTCGGGGAAAATAAACATTCCTGGCCTGGCAACATTGAACGCATCAAACATGGATAATTCAATAACCCCAGAAACTCAGCCTGGTCTTTTTTGCAAGGAGTGCGGAACACTTTTGGAAAGAGCTAGCACCGTCATTCCAGTAGGAATAACACCAGAAGGATGTGCGGTATACAAGGCTGTATATACGTGCCCAAAAAAGGGATTAAATCCTTTCTCAAAACACACTGATAGATATATATAGTCAAAATACTACCACTAGAAAAGCAGGAGAAAAGTTAATGTCTACAAGAGCAGCAATAGCAAGAATTGATGGCGATGGCTGGAAGGGGATTTTCCATCACTGGGATGGATATCCTTCTGGTTTAGGTAAAGATATTTGGAATTTGGTAAGGGGAAAATTTCAAGGCGATATAGAAGCATTCCTCCATTACGCAATTGAAGAGCACCCAGGAGGCTGGGAAGTTATTTCCGAGGGAAGTTTCAATGACCCAGAGGAATTTGGGGAAGCTTTCTTGCATGGCTGCGAATGCCATCAGAAGCCATATGTGCCTTCAAGAGATGTAAGAAAGCCCCTGGAAGAAGGAGCTAGTTGCGATCCTCTGTTTCTTGAATGGATTTATATCCTAGACCCAAAATCTAGAAGCATGACTATTCTATCACACCAAAATAGAGGCCAAGGTTACATGCACTTCATTGTTGATATCGTCTCCTTTGATGAACCCGAGCCTGATTGGGAAGAAATACGATGCCAATTTTGTGAAAAAGAATCTATGGCAAAATACTGGAAAGACAAGAGACAATAGAGTTTGTGATTCCTGAATTTTGACCCCTTTCAAAGAGTCAAAATTCGCATACAAAAATATGAAAGAAAATGTCCTGTGTGTGGTGATGTATTCGGGGGATACACAGATGATGTTCCAGAATTCAATAGAAGGGAATATGAAGAAGGCTGGGTAGTAAAAAAAGATAACATGGGATTTTGCTCTGAATGCAAAGCAGACCTCTATATGGGAAGGTTTCTATCTTATTCAACTAGATAATTTCTTTCAGCCAGTTTGTTTCCCTTGGACCATGCTGGAAGCAATATAGAAAAAAGGAAAAAAACTATGGGCAAAAGGAAAAGAACTATTGTCCCCTCTGAAGCAACACTACAAATCCAGAAAGAAGATGAAAAGAAAAAAGAAACCTCAATAAAACTACCAGATAAACTTGATTCTATAGGGACATATAGCAAGCCAGCTACTACACTTGCAGGGCTATCTTCTGTGATAGACAGGAGAATGATATTCTTGCATCCCTGGATTGTAAATCCTGCCCTTGCTCCGATGCAATTCCGCCCAGATTGTGAGAAGAAATACAAAGAGCTTTCCTCGTTGCTGAAAAAATTCCATGGGAAAATATATCCTTCATTCGGAGTGCTTGCGTGGGAAATACAAACATCATTAGACTGATAAAGCAAATAGTAGACAATCTTACATGTACTGTATTGGGACATTATTGGTGTTTTCCTGAAAATATCTGGAAGCCAATAAGCTGCAAGAGGTGTGGAAAGATAATATGACTGCTCAAAAATGGATTGAATCCCATATGGAAGAAATCAGACAACACAGCGGAAAATGGCTTGCTGTAGATTTCTGCGGAATTGTTGCTGTTGGAGAAGATATGGAAAGCGTTTTAGCAGAAGCCAGCAAGAAAGGATGTTATGACCCTATTGTATTCAAACTTCCTTGTTCTTCTTCAAGACCAAAAATTGCTTCCCCGAAGAAAATTGAAAATAAGGAGATATCATGAAAATCAGAACTGCTTTTGTATCAAATTCTTCTTCTTGCTCTTTCGTAATTGGAAAAGCCTACATGACCAAAGAGCAGCAAGAAGCTTTCCGAGATTGGCTCAAAATTACTCATCTCAGAGATACTTATATAGGCGAAACAAAACATTACTTTCTTGGAGGGGCAAAACAAGATGAAGTAGATAAAATTATGGAATTTCTCCAAGAACAAAAACTAGACACCCAATTTGCAGAAACTTACCAATGAGACACACTAAATATTGTTTTCTTGATAAAGCAAGCAACACTGTTCATGTAGGTGATTTCATAGCATATGGAAGCCTACTGGGAAGATGTGCTGCTTTGAAATTTGGCAAAGTAATCAAAATAGAAAAAGTTTCTCCTGATTGGGATAAATCTAAAGAAGAGTGGCATATTCGTGTTATAGGTGTAGAAGACTGGCAACCTGGTTGGAGACCAGATTATCTAGAGAAATCCAAACCAGGAACTTTGATGTATCCAGATAGAATACTACTGGCGAATGATTTCATTCCCGAAAAATATAAGGAAGTACTGGAATGCTAATCTTCGTAGATTGTGAAGCCACAGGAACTTGCCCCAGGGATGGTGTTCTAACAGAATTTGCTGCAGTGGCATATCCTTCCAAGGAATCTTTCCATGGCATCATCTATGTAACACATCCTTCTTTGCTGAATCCAGCAATTCCTGAAATAGAAAACATGGCAGAAGAACTTCCAGAAGTATTCATGCGTTTCAATTCGTGGCTAAACAGAATATGCATAGATGAAAGACTCGTTCTTATAAGCGATAATCCTGCATATGATTGGCAGTGGATTGCAGATGGCTTTTCTTCAATCGGGAAAAATCCTTTTGGACATTCTGCTAGAAGAATTGGGGATGTTTGGGCTGGAATCACTGGAAATATAAGTGATACTTCCAGCTGGAAAAAGTTCAGAAAAACAAAGCATACACACAACCCAGTAGGTGACGCAATGGGAAATGTAGAAGCCTGGGAAACGATGATGGAAATTATGAAGGACAAGAAATGATTGTAAACCAAGGACAAGACAAATTCGAGTTTGTGAAATACGATATACCTCATGAGAGAGAGTATTTCCTTTCAGAAAACGGCATTGTAGAACAAATGAATGACCGTACAATCTTCTACTATGCAATTTTCCGAAAGGTGTCTGAGAGATATACCTTTGGAAATGTTGTCTTTGAAGAGACAGGAGAAAGAATAGCTAAACAAGGCGATTACTTTACACGAAATGGAAAACTGTTCTTCTGGAGTGATGAACAAGATAATTGTCGTGAATGCACAGTTCTTAGACCCGTGAAAATTTTGTCACAATGAAAAAGCATCCTTTGAAGATAGAATATACTGAAGACGATGGAGCAACTGATTATTACACCTACTTTTCCAAAGGAGAACAAGACGCCAAAGCATTTTGTGAAAAACTCAAGCAGGAATATGATATAGAAGCATCGCCAGAGAAAGTAAAGCAAGCTTGGTGGAGATATGTTCCTGTAAAGTATGCTTCTTATGACTTGGAAATTCTTCAAGCAAAACCTTTTTCCAGAGGCGCATTTTTCGTGACGTATGTGGTGGCATAATGACTTGTATTTTGTGCAACGGAAAGAAATGGTTCTATTCAATGCTCAATTTGCAACAAAAAGTAAAAATTCCTTGTTATTTATGCACAAAAGATAATACCAAGCAAGAAGGGAAAGTAAAAACATATGATGCCAAGAAGAGATGCTAATAAAACAGCCAAAGAGATGCAGAGAAAACTGCTGGAAAAACTTCGGAAGCTTCTTGAAGATTCTCTGCCGATGTTGAGCAAAGAGCAGCCTACTCTGCAAGATATGATGCTTATACAGTCAAAAATCAGAGACTTGGGAAATGAGAGATTGATATGACATACGAAGGTTTGAATCCCAGATATGTCAGGCAAAAAATCTGGGAAGAAAGATGGCTTGGAAACTGCATTAATAATCATACAAGCAAGATTGAATACTCTGAAAGTACAAGAAAACAAAAGAAATCACACGAAATAATGCGAATAAGTGAGATTTCAAGGATAAAATGGCTGATTTTGGCTATTTTTCAAGTTTTACCTGCCTCTGAATAAGTAGTATGATTATGGTGTAAGGGAAAAGGAGAGGATGATGAACATCGGGCAGCCAACCAAAGTAGATGCAAATGTTCCCAAGCCCCAGAAGGCTCCCTTCAGTTCCTTTGCGTGTCCCAGAGAAAGTGGAGGTGAGACGATGACCTGACGAAGCCAACGAATAATGCTAAAAAAATGTTTTTATATTGAATGCCTCGAAAGAGGAAGGCGACCTATAATAAAAATGGCATCCGAAATAATCCCCAGAGGAAACCTATCTCTACGAAGGTTATCTTTCCTGGGGATTATCGTTGAGAGGTGGTCTACTCAACCTGATGATGGAAGACCAATGAATGCTCCTGGAAAGAAAAGGAGAAGACAATGTTTGTAGGATACAGAGCCTGGATGATAAAGAAAGACCCAAGAGCCAGAGATATGGCTCTTTTTTCCGAGGCTTTTTCCTCACAGTGGAAGAAAGAAAATCTGGGAATATGCCGAAAGACCCTGGGAAGCTGGAAAGAGAGAGCTTCTGCTTGTGCTACCCATACATACAAGGGACAATGCACTTGCGGATACTACTCTTATGAAGATTCTCTCCGACTTCTTCAGAATTTATATCTTGATGGCTCAAATAGGTTTCTAGATTTGAATATGGCTATTGGTTCTGTTATCCACTACGGAAATGTAGTAACACATCGGGAAGGCTTCCGAAGCAACAGAGCCATTATATCTGGCCTGTGGGTTCCTGATAGTTCCAGTGAAGTATACAAAGAGACAATTCTTCACCTGGCGAAAATCTATGACTGTGAGGTAATCAAACTGTGATATTTCTTATTACAGGATATACTATATCAATACTCTCTCTGATGATTGCTACCAAGGTTCGTAGTAAGAAAATGCTACGCATAACAGAATACTGTTTCTGGGCTGGAATCGTTCTTGCTACTACAACCACAACCATACTCGGGATATTCGGGTGTTGGTGATTGATGTTTACTCTTCCTGGTCTTGAATGGCACTGCGAGAATGGACACTTTGTTGCATATGCAGAAAGGGGTGATGTTTTTCGGCCAGAAAAATACAGCAAAGGTTGTCCTATATGCAAGGAGAAGGTGTCTCTGAAGATTGTTGGAAGATACTCTGACTTGGCAGGAAATTCTTCCCAGCAAGCTTTTTCCAGGCGGCAAAATCCTTGAAGAAAACCGAAAAACACAGATACGGATTTTTCAAGTTTTTCACAAAACCGGAGCCTTGGAAGACAAGCCTATAGTTTCCTACCCATAAGTAACAATACCTAACAACTTCAAAATCTTCAGCTTCAAAATTAGGTACCTTTACCTATTTACTCCCCTCCCCAAAAGTTATACCATTAAATTGGAAAAAGAAAAGGAGGGCAACAAAAATGCCTACCGAGAAAAAGGTTCGAAGAATCATGAAGCAGAGGATTCACGTGGATAGGAGAGGAGCTATATACGACATTCATGCCGCTTTGCAGGTATTGGATTCCCTGAATGGCTCAATTTCTAAAAAAGATTTAGAAAAGCGCATACATTTTCTGAAAGAACGAAGATTATCCTCTAAAAGAAACCCATTTGCACTAGCCTAATCATAACTAGAAGAAGCAAAAACTAAAGAAACCACTCAAAATCATTAGAACTAATGAGATACAGCCTTGAAATTGCCCAATTTTGGCCTGTAGAAAGAGTTTACTACCACCTTCGTATGTAGTATATTTATATATGGAAGGGGCAGGGCACAAAGCCAGAAGGAGAAGGCCTCATCAACCCTTCCTGAAAACTGCCAAGGATGATAACCTAAACCTTCCGTATTTGAGGATTGTTGGTAAGGGAGTTGCAAAGCATCTTCCACCAACCTCCTCGAATATGGGAATTCTCGAGTGCAGGAGCATCTTGCTGTATTGGATGTAGCAAGCTCTGCTTATAAGTGGTCGAGAAAAGGCAGTGTTGGGGTTAGGGCTGCCTAATTTAATAACTTTAGTTTCAAAGTTCGGGCTCAATATTCAAACTAGTATTGAATCTTGGGTCTTAATTGAAGCTGAGATTATCAGGAGAAAACTTAACGCAAGCAAAGGAGATTTCGTCGGGAGGCTTGCTGTAGCAGAGAAGCGAAAGTCAGGAACTGTGTCATACGGATTCAACGGAAGTTGGATGCCATATCCCCGAAATCTTTCCTGATATATTAAAAATTAAATATCGTGGGCCACCAGAGGACTTCTGTGCAGGTGGCATCTGTTCTGGCAATACGCGACTGATGATTCGTAAACGATGAAATTGTTGAGGAGGAAACAATCTCGCGGAGTGAGACAAGCCAGAGAATAACTTCTCACCAGGAAGTCCAAAAGTTGGCTTCAAAGTTTGGGCTCAATATTCAAACTAGTGTTGAACCTTGGATCTTAATTGAAGCCAAAAAATTAGGAGTTAGAAAGTAGTAGTAAGTAGAATTTTCAGAGGTTTGGGCAAAGCAAACCGACCACTAAATTTACCTTGACTTTGCATCGCGAATTTTGACACTGGTCTCCAATGGAGGCTGAACCTTCGAAAACTACTACTTCCTAACTCCTTCATTTGTTGTCTCAAGATCTTCAAAATCATAAGCCCACAATATAGTGGCCGAAAAGGAGAAAAGAATCATGGAAAAGAAACCAACGATAACTCTGGTCAGAAACAATGATGGAAGCTACAAAGTATCCCAAATCAGGGGAAACAAGCCTGTAGTAACTGTCCTTGCAGGAAGAAAAACTGCGGAATTCTATGTTCGGGCAGGGGTTTCTCTTTCTGAGGAGCAATTAACTGAATTGGGTTATGTAGCAGAGCTCATTATTAGAGCATAGTCCTTCTTTTCCTTCCCTTCTGGATATAGGGAGTATGAAAGCAGATGGTAGCACTGCTAGATTGCTCCCTATATTCATTTTCAGCCCAAAAATAGAGAAAGTGAGAAAACAAGCGAATGGATGAGAATGAGTTAGAACTAATGAGATTTGCCCTTGAAATCGGTTGATTTTGGCGAATATAGCTGTTTTACTCCACTACCTATTAGTAGTATGATAACTATGGAAGGGAAAAAGGGAGGGAAAAGTGAAAATCCTGGTGCAGGTAAGCAAGTGGGAAGCAATGGCAGCCAGTCCTTCAAGGTTAGTTCACCGAGTCCGTGGTGGATACGCCGTTTTCAACACCAAAGAAGACTACAGAAAGTTCATGGAGGGAAAGAAGTAATGGCAATCATCGTAAAGGAAGCCTCTGAGCTAGGACTCAAGCCAAGGCAGTTTCCTCCTTCTCTTATTCTTGATGGAGTAGCGCTGACCAGAACCCTCATCAATCGGGACCGAGAGGAGATGTTGTCTCTGTGGTTTACGAGAATCCCTCTGTAGAACTGGTAGTACTGAACGACTGTAGGAGAAACATGGAAAAGAAGCTTACCTTACGGCAGCGAATGGATGTGGCGCTTTCCCTTGCTCGAAAAGGTAGTCCTCAGGAGAGGGAACTGATTTTTCGCTTCATAGAAGGATGGTTTTCTGGAATGAAAAATCCCGATGAAGTCTTTGTTAGAGTCTATGAGAAAGCAGCAGCATATGTGGAGGGAAAGAAGAAGTGAAATATGAAAAAGAGCTTCAGGAGAGAATTTGCAAGACAAGAATAGAGCTAGCCAGATGCGGCGCATCAGAAATTCTTGTCAGTATCGTTTGCTCTCAAGTCACCATAGCCTTTATGGAAGCATTACTTCTCAAGACAGAAGAAAACATAGAATGGCTTCGCAAGTACTTTGAAGATGACGATGATGAGAGGGGCAATGATGATACCCCTCCTGTAGGACCAGAACCAGATGGCGATGGTGGGCTTATTTTGGCTCCGGAATTCAAGATATCCGAGAAAATGAGAAAACGAAAGGTAGAGTTAGAACTAATGAGAACGGGTGAGATTAGCCCATAGAATCGCCCGAAAACGGCTGATTTAGGGGTTTTACTTCTTCCTGAACAAGTAGTAAGATATAAGTGTAGGTAGGAAAAGGAGAGGAAAGAAACATGGCAACCTTTACTTTCAGGAAGCAAGCAATGGTAGACCTCTGGAACGAAGAGCTTCTAGGTCAAATCAGTGATGGAATGTGGGAGAACTCCAGAAGTGCTGGTGCTGATGGGGGTTGGAAGCATTACACCAATGCCACTCAAGGAGAAAATAAGGTGGTTGGTTACATTCCCCGCTCCTTCCAATTCTCCGAATTGATTCCCTTTGTCGGTGACAGGATGCTCCTGAAAGTCCAAAAGTCTGAACCTGGGGCCACTATGGAGGATGTCCAAAAATACTGTCAAGAAATCTCCTCGGTCTTGACTCAGAAGCTGGGGGGAATAGCCAAGATGACTATAACAACTGTGGTGGCAACCGTCCCAGGGAAGCACGGGATATACGAGATAAGATTCTCCAACACCGAAGGCAAGTACTACTGCTCTTGTCCTGGGTGGAGATTCTCCCTCAAGCGAACTGGAGTTCACACCTGCAAGCATCTGGAAGCATTCTTCAGAGGGGAAGTAGAAGACGAAGGAGAGAAGGAATGATTTCTCTGGGATACGGCAACCTGGTATCTCCCAACAGAGTGCTTTCGATTCTTTCACCTGCATCTTCCCCAGTGAAGAAGTCCATCAGAGATGCCAGAGAGAAGGGGACTCTCATTGACGCTACTTGCGGAAAGCTCACGAGAGCAGTGCTTTATCTTGATAGCGGGCACCTGGTAGTAGCAGCCATCCTTCCAGAGACCATAGCGGCCAGGATGGAAGAGAAGAAGTAAAGAAACAATGCAAACCCTCGAATATCCTCTTTCTCCCAAGTATATCCCCAACTGGACTGTGGTAGAAGCTCTTCGGGAGCTTCTTGCCAACGCCTTGGATACCAAGACCAAGATTTCCGTAAAGTACCACAAGTCCCAAGGGCAAGCTACCATCAGCGACCAAGCTGCTGGAATTCCTCGCCCGTTCTGGGTTTTTGGGGAAGGAAATCATGGGGAGATAGGACAATTCGGGGAAGGCTTGAAGTTGGCCCTTTTGGTTCTTGCCAGGGAAAATGTCCCCGTAGTTGTGTCTACTGTGGGATATGATGTGTCCCCCAGGATGCAGTACTCCACTACTTATGAAACAAATGTGCTTGCTCTGGATGTTTCACCCAATGGAAGAACTGCTGGGACAGAAATCACCGTCACTTGCACCAAAGAGATTTTTCTCACTGCGAAGAACTTGTTCCTGGAATTGACCCCCAAGGAATACATCTCCAAGAGGCTTGGCATCCTAAAGGAATCAGGTGTCTTGTATATCAATGGGGTATTTGTCCAGAAGATGGAGAAGTGTCTTTGGGGATACAATATTACCACCAAGGTTGCTGCCAATAGAGACCGCAGCATCTTGGACATCCAAATCGTTCAAGGGGAAATTTCCAAGAAAATCACTTCCATTGCTTCAATAGAAACTCTGGCCCATTTCATCAAATGTGGCCAAGAATCACCAATTGCCGAATCAGGAATCTACATGTATCCCTCCAAGACACAAAAGCTTTGGAAGACCGCTTTCATCGGTTTGTATGGCAAGAAGGCTTGCATCAGCGATTCGCCAGTTTCTGACTCAAAAGCAATTCAAATGGGCTGGAGGCCAATTCCTTTCCCCTACTACCTTGCAAACACTTTGAATGTCAGCAGGGTAAAAAGAAGTTCTGAAATCCCTCCAAAGGTTCACAAGCCTCTGAAACTTGCTTCTCCTCTTACAGAGGCGGAAAAGAAGGTTTTGAAAATAGCCAGGGAAGTATCCCAGAAGGTAGTCCCAGATGCAAAAATCTCTCAAGTCAGAATAGTAGAAAGCATCAGCAATGCAGACAATGCTCAGAATGGGCTCACCACTGTGGGACTTTACAAAAAGGGAATCGTTTATCTCTCCAGAGAAAATCTTGGAAGCATCGGAAGCGCCACTGCGGTTCTGATTCACGAAAGGCTTCACGGGAAGGGATTCAAAGATGGAGACATTGCCTTTGAAGGCGAGCTTACCTTTGCAATTGGTAAGGCAATGATGGAAGTCATGAAAAAGTGAGAAAACAAGCGAATGAGTTAGAACTAATGAGGATGGATGAGATGCAGCCTTGAAATCACTCGAAATAGGCCAATTTAGGCATTTTACTCCGCAATCTATCTATAGTAAGATTATAGTGTAAGGGAAAGGGGAAGGGAAAATGATTACTGACGCAAAGCTGGACTTCTGGATTGCTAACAACTACAATGTCCTTCTGGTAGGAGAACATGGCGTCGGAAAGACCACTATCGTGAAGGAAGCTTTTGAACGCAATCATCTAAAATGGAAGTACTTCTCTGCTGCCACCATGGACCCCTGGGTGGACTTCATCGGAGTGCCCAAGGAACAGAAGGATTCAGAAGGGAAGTCTTTCCTGGATATCGTTCGTCCCCTTTCATTCAGGGATGACATCGTAGAAGCTCTCTTCTTCGATGAGTACAACCGTGCTCCAAAGAAGGTCAAGAACGCCGTGATGGAGCTTATTCAGTTCAAGAGCATCAACGGCCACAGGTTCAAGAACCTTCGCATAGTATGGGCTGCCATTAACCCAGATGACTCCACAGAGGCAGAATATGATGTGGAAAAGCTAGACCCTGCCCAGAAGGATAGATTCCAGATTCAGGTAACAGTTCCCTTTACTCCCAACCTGGGATACTTCACACAGAAATATGGCATAGATGTGGCGAAGAATGCCATAGACTGGTGGAAGAATTTGGAGCAGAAGGTAAAGATTCTTGTCTCTCCCCGTAGGCTGGATTATGCGCTGCAAGCTTGGACAGCCCAAGGGGATATAAGGGATGTTCTTCCCAATGAGGTGAATGTAACCACCTTGCTTGGGCTGCTGAATGGCAAGAAGGACTTCAAAAAGCTTCTTGAAGGTCTCTATGCTGCCAAAGACATAAAAGGAGCCAAGACCATCATCAGAGAAAATCTGAGCGAAATCACTCCAATTATCACCAAGTCAATTCCACTCTCCAAGTTCTTCATTCCCTTGTTTCCCCAGGAAGTGGCCGCAAAGCTTGGAGAAGAAACTGGCTTCATCAAGGATATCATAAAGAGGTACCAGCCAGGTGACTCAAACTTTATGGGAAAGTCTCCTGCTGCTGCTTCAGAAAAACGATATCGCTGTCCAGAATGTAGGAGGACATATAAAACTTATATGCGATGCTCCCACCATCTCTTCAAGCACCACCAAACTACAAAGTTCAGTGGAAATGATATCATGGCGGTAGAAAAAATATGAGCACCTTCCCTCTTGATGAATATCTCTCCATCTCCAGGAAGCTTGAGGAAAAGGCAATTCTCTTCTCCAGGTTTTGGGAAGTAGGGAAGCCCGTTTTCACGGACGAAATCAAAACTGCTGCGGTGCACTTGAACAAAGAGAATGATATCCTGGAGTTCCAAATAAACGAAGCCTTTTGGAATTCTCTGGATGAAAACACAAAAATCTTTGTCATATGCCATGAAATGGGACACATTACTTTGAGGCATGGCTCCAGAGGAGAACCTTTTCTGGAACAATTTTTTCCAGAAGCCTTGAATGTTGCCATGGACATTTCCATCAACCATCTTCTGGTAAAGTACTTTGGCTTCAAAAGAGAGGAAATCTCTATCGGAGAAAGCCTTTGCTGGATTGATACTGTATTTCCCCCGACGCCAAAGATTTTTGAAGACCAAACCTTTGACTACTACCTTCAACAGATGAAGAATCTTCCTAAAGGTGAAGACGGAATTCCGATGGCCATGGACAATCCCTCTGGGGAAGGAAAGGCAATAGAAGATTGGCTACAAGGAAAAAGCCAAGAAGATGCTGGGGAGAAAATTACTCAAGAAGAAATAGAAGAAACAGCGGGAAAGCTTCCTGGCAATGAAAGCAACATCCAATGGCAAGCTTCTTCAATCAAAGTAGTGGAAAAGAAGAAGTGGATGTCTCTAATAAAGAACTGGAACAAGAAGGCCCTGGATGAAGAAGAATCCGAGCAATGGACCAGAGTGAATCGAAGACTTTCAGGATTACAAAGTGACTTCTTTCTTCCTAGCGACAATTCAAGTGATGATTTTGGGAAGAAAAAAGTAGAAATCTACCTATTTTTGGATATCTCTGGTTCTTGTTCGAATGCAAACACACAATTCGTGCAAGCGGCAAAAAGCATCCCAAAGAAACACTTTGAAATCCATGCTTATGTGTTTGATACAAGGGCCAAGGAAATCAACCTCCAAGAGAAAAAGATATATGACGGAGGAGGAACTTCCTTCTCATGCATAGAAGATGCTCTGCTGAGCAGGAGCAAATATCCCGAAGTAGTTTGGGTATTCACAGATGGAGAAGCAAATCCTATAAGCCCCAAACACCCAGAACGATGGTCTTGGTTCTTGCTTCCAGGGGGAAAAACACGACACCTTCCCAGAAAGTCAAAAGTATACAAACTTGCCGACTTCGAGTGAAAAAGTGAGAAAACCAAAGAGAAAGTGAGAACTAATGAGATTTCATGGGTAAATCAGCTGATTTTGGCGATTTTAGACATTTTACTCTCCTCAAGATAAGTAGTAAGATATAAGTGAAGGTAGGAAAGGGAAAAGAGAAGATGATGTCTGGTATGCTGGAAACCCCTGAGAAGGTTCTGGAATTTGCTCTGGCAGGAAATGCCACTTTTACTCTCAAGAGCAAGATTTCTGGACTTCACATGACCTACAGAATCAGGAAGCCTGGGGATGAATCTCCCCACTTCGTGGCTCTGATGAGTGGCCCAGATAATGAAGGAAGTTACCAGTACTTGGGCACCATCTTTTCTGGCAAGGTTTACAAGCACGGAGCAAAGAGTAGGATTTCCCTGGAAGCTCCTTCGGAAAAGGTATTCAACCAATTCTGGGCTGCCATTTCCCAGAACCGAATTCCTGCCTACTTGGAAGTCTGGCACGAAGGGAAATGTGGAAGGTGTGGTAGGAAGCTTACTGTCCCCGAGTCTATAGCCACTGGAATAGGTCCAATATGTGATGGGAGGATATAGACAAAATGGACGTCAAAATCTGCGATGTATGTCTTATCCAGGGAAATGTTACCATACTCAATAGTAGATGGTTGGCTTATGGATGGACAAAGAGTGGAATCAGAAAACTCCACCTCTGCTATGGCCACAGTGGAACCAAAACCCCTAGCATAGAAGTACACTCCCAGACAGTTCTGGCGGCAGACAGAGCCTTGAGAAATCTAGGAAAGTAGAGGAGCAAAAATGAAAGCTTCTGAAGTCCGCAAGGTAACACTCCTCAACGGAAAAACCCGTTACTGCGTCTTTACAACTCCCGAAGAGGTTCAAAAGGAGCTTGAGTCCCAAGGCCCATATCCGGAAATCTGTCTTTCGATAGATGTGGAGGAATGAAATGTTCCCTGTAACTACTTCACAAGTGACTTTGGTCAAGGATGGATTCTTCGGGGAGCACATGAACTTGGGACTTATCCCTGGGGAGTGGCCAAGCAAAATACTACTGATAAACAACAAAGGAGAAGGAGTTCTTTTCAATCGCTCTCTGCCAGTGATTCAGCTGGGGAAATTCGTAGGATTCAACTACCAAACGGAAAACAGCATAGACCTAACGGTATTCGAGAACTAAAGGAAAAAGACAATGTGTGACTGCGACAAAACATTGGCAATTCCAGATGTGGGAAAACCAAACTCAAAGGACTTTTTGAAATACTGTCCCTGTGCATGTTCTTGCCATAACGGAAATGATGATATGGCTCGTTTGTGCGGAATGGACAAGTTCAAGAAGTACTTGGCTTCGCATCCTTCTCCGCCAGTAAATCTGTCTTCAATCGCCGTTGTTTTCCGCTGGAATGGGGCAAAAGCATATATTGGACCTGCGTATCATTTGCATCGTGGCAATTGGCCTTCCTATATTTTGGCAGACTACATTACTACTGCATAAGGAGAAAACGAAATGGAACCAAAACTTGTATGGGGAAAGCCAGGAAAAAAGAGTCAAGAGAAGCGAAGTAAAGTACATCAGATATTGTAGATATTGCAAGAGAAATGAAACTTTTAATTTGGATTCTATTCCTGGGAACCAATGTGGATACTGCGGAAGCAACAATACAAGCTCTTGGAAGGGCACACTGTCTACAGTAACAGGACATCCTGACATCAACCCATTCGACATGATTTTTGAACAAGAAGAGAAAAACCAAAACATGTCCAAGTATTGTTCTCATGTAAAGGATATTCTTGAAGAGCCTGCAGAAACTCTGGGATATGAAGAAGTTACTGTGCATGGAGAAACCCATATGTTTCAAATCCAAAGATGCACAGTTTGCAACAAGGTATATGTAGGAACAAAGCCTTTGACGGATTATTTGATTCGGAAACTACAGGCAGATTTTGCCGAAAAGAGAATTGCAGAGACATGAGTAATCTATCAGAGCGAATAGTTGAATACATCCAGAATTTGGATGGCGAAGTTGCCAGAGAGATAGATGTTGCCAATAAGTTTGGAACATCAAAACAATATGTTCATCTTCTGGTAATAAAAAACAAGTTAGGAGATAAACTAGTAAAATACTCTTTGTCTCCTCCTGTGCTGTGTTCTTCCTGCAATGCCAAAATTTCCCCAGGAAGAAATCTTTGCAGTGTTTGCAACAAAAAGAGTAAACTAGTAAACTTCACTTGTCCAGTTTGTGGAAGAGACTTCCAAAGGAAGAAGAGTAGCGTGAATTATCTTGCCAAGAAGTTCCCTGATAGGAAGTTCTTGTGCAGCAAGAAGTGCAATGGCTCTTACCAAGGCTCCAGATATGGATTTCGAAAAAGTGAGAAAACAAGCGAAAACACATGAAATCGTGAGAACAGATGAGATTTACCCTTGAAATCGCTTGATTTAGACTAATTTAAGTGTTTTTAGACATTTTACTCTTTCCTAGATATGTAGTAAGATTATAGTGTAAGGGAAAGGGGAAGGTAAAATGGACAAGATTCTTGAAAGCCTCGAAGGAAACGAAATCTGGTCCAGGCAATTTGAGGGATGCGTAGTGGTAAGGGGTGGCAAAGTTATCAAAGACGGAAAGGCAATAACAAGGATTTCAAGAGCTCAAAGAAATGAGCTATTTCAAGAAGCCTTTGAAAACGAGTTCGGAACCAGGGACATAAAGGTTGTTCTCCAGCAAGAAGGAATTCTGTGAAGGAGATATGCAATGAAACTCCTAGCTGAAAGGCTTCCGAAGGAAATCCGCGAAAGGCTTCTGGAAAAGATCAAGACCCTGGAACTAGAAAAGAGACCCCATTTCCAATTGAGGATGGCAGAAAAAGGAATCACCTGGCACGAAGTAGATGGTGCTCTTCGAAGCCAAACCCTCAAATTGATCGAAGCCCATGATGAAGTAGGAACCAGAAGGTTGCTGGTAAGGGATACAAAGGGAACTTGTGTGGTGGTAGACATTGATACCAAGGAATTGGTTACCACCTACAAGAACTCTTCTGGGGATAATCACTCTACTTTGAACAGGTCGGTTTACTTCCAGGGACAACTTTCCTGGGGAATCCTGAAGAAGTGGGCATAAGGGAAAAGGGAGAGGGAAGAAAAATGGAAACTACTATCACTCAGCTGCCTGACTTGGACTTGAACAAGCTTCGCGTCTATGTGGGAAAGCCTCATACTTGCATGTGTGGTTGCAACGGAAGATACTCTACTGCAAGTGCTCTTTCTGGCAAAGGCAAGGAACTTCGGGGATACGACTTCACTGAGGAAGACATCTCCGATGCCAGGGTGAGGAGGGTGGTGAACAAGATTCGCAAGAACTCTCCGATGGAAACTGAAGTTCTGAACGGGAGCATCTTCACCGCCATCATCGGAAACACTCAATACACCATATATGTTGATGAGAAGTAGATTGAACATGAAAGCTGCTCCGATGCATCCCTGTCCTAACTGTGGGGTGAAATTTACTGGAGGGGCTGACTTTCGGTTCTGTCCAAGCTGCAAGAAGCCCTGGAAGAAGTAAAGGGGAGTAGCAATGTTTCCGCACCGAACTTGGCTCATCCAAAGACTCCAGAAGCCCCAACCTATCCGCTTGAATGGAATTGAAGTAGACAATCCCTTTTTCTTTGGTGGCGGGCTAAAGAATGGCGGCCTATCGAATGAGGCTATGAATTTGCTCCGAGGAATCTTCAGATTCGATTATATGGGTGCTTCCGAGTTTGAATGGGGCGCAGTTCCCAATGCTCTGAGAAACATGGCGAAGCAATCCTCTGAAGGAAAACTTACAACAGACCTTTACGAAGTTGCTCCTGGGAAGGTTGTGTTCTATGTCTGCCACAAGGATTGGAAGAAAGATGTAGAAGCACTTCTTGACAAGCTCTACAAAGGAGACGACTACAAGTGGCTAAAGGAAAGTAGTCACTTCAAGCGGTCTCTTGATGAAAGCTCTGATGTTCTGGGTTGGCTAGAACTAGACAACGGATTCGCATTCTTTAAGGACGAAACCATGTTTGGAAAGTTCTCCAAGTTGATGGGCATAAAGTAAAAGAAGAAATGCCCCAATAGCTCATCTGGATAGAGCGCGAAGCTTCTAACTTCGATGTAGAGAGTTCAAATCTCTCTTGGGGCACCATAAAAGAAAAGAAGGAAAAAACCAAGATGCGAAAAATACTTAAAATAGAAGAGCCAGGCAAGGAAGACCGAAGGTATCGAGGAGGTATGTATAGGGTCTGGTTCGAGGGGCTGGATTTTCCAGCATACATGCTTGGAGACCACTATGCAATCATGATGTTGGAGAGAATGCTTCTGCTTCAAGTACCAGAGGAAAAGAGAGATGATGCTGAAAAGCTCCTGGACAGATTGCTTCAGGCAAAATACGAAGTAGACCAAACAGAGTTCTATGAGAACCAAGCAGACTCCTCCGAAGCTCAGGAGAACTAAAAATGACGGAGAAGCAACATGCAAGAATTGTTCTTGTCTCTGTGATTGGGGTCTTGGTGGGAATAATCCTGATTGTTAGGTGGCTATCATGAAGCAAAGGGTTTTCGTGGATGTAGACGATACTCTGGTTCTGTATGTGAATCCAGATGATTGCTCTGCACATCCCTTTGGTGCCATCAATGGAGAACCATTTGTTCCTAATGAGGAACTGATAAAGAAGCTGAAGGATTTCCAGGGCGATATTTTCATCTGGAGTGGTGGGGGCATTGCTTACGCCAGGAAGGTGGCAGAGATGGTATTGAGAGATTCTATAGAATGGATTGCATTGGGAAAACATGATTCTTTTTCTCTGGTTCGTCCTGGAGATATTGTGGTAGACGACCAATGGTATGAAATGCATACAATGAAAGATTTTGGTGTTCATGTATATTCTCCAACAGAGGAGTGGAAGTAAAATGTGGCCATTTCATTCTCACAAATGGGAAGTCAAGGCAGTCTATCACACACAAGACCTAAAGGGAAATTAGACTCTAGAACAACTGCAAGACAAGTAAGAAAGATGGAGCCATAGCTTAATTGGCAAAGCGTCGGACTTTTAATCCGCAAGAGTTTGGGTTCGAGTCCCAATGGCTCCACCAAAGAAATAAGCAAGGTTCAGCTTCTACATACTAGTACTTAGAGTACATCATATATAGTACCATTATATGTAGAGAAAGAAGAAAATCTTTCCTCAAAAGTATAGAAAAGGTATATATTCTTGAAAGAAGAAGGGGAGGGGAGATACTTTACCAAGAGAAGAAAATATTCTTTCTCACCCAGAAAAACAAGAAGACTTCTTTTACCAAGAAAAAGGAAAAAAAGATAAAATGAAAAGTCACTATACGAAGATTTTTGCATACTTAAGTACTAAGATATATAAGTGTACATATACAGTACACTCTAGGTTCTAAGAAGATCTAAGTACTAGGGTACATTAGTACTCTAAGTACAATATATATATATATATATATATGGGTAGCTTCGAAATCTTGA